ACTGTGACGACCGAACTGCCGAAGCGCAAGCGCGGCCGACCGAGCAATGCCGAGAAGGCCGCCCGCGCCGCGGCCGAGGCAGCCGCCGCTGACCAAAGCATCGACGACATGCTCGGCGACGCTTCCGCGCCCATCGAGCACGAGCAGGACGCAATACCGCACGACGAACTCGACAACGACAACGTGTTCGCGGGCGTGAGCGCGACCTGGCTCGCCAAGGTCTTCCGCATGGCGCCCGAAACCGTGAAGAAGCGGCTGGCCGAGTGCCCGCCGAAGTCGCGCCGCCGCAACTACTCCGTCTACGACCTGGCGCAGGCCGCCCAGTACCTGGTGCCGCCGAAGGTCGACGTGGCCGCCTACATCAGGGGTATGCGCCCGAACGACTTGCCGCCGATCCTTCAGGACAGCTACTGGTCGGCCATGCGCAAGCGCCAGGAATGGCAAATTAAGGCTGGTGAACTGTGGCCGACCGACGACGTGCTGAACGTCTTTGGCGAACTGGCGATGACGCTGAAGTCGTCGATTCAGTTGTGGGTCGAGAACCTGGACCGCGTGCATGGGCTGACGCCCGAAATGCGCCAGCAGATGACCCAGCAGTCCGACAACCTGCTGATGGAAATGCACCAGATCATGGTTGAGACGCCGGCCAAGAAGCGCACGCCCAGCTCCATATCCGAATTCGACGCACTGCCCGAAGAGGCCGAAGGCGGGGATGATGGCCTTTGATTCACTGGAGCAGATGATCGCGGCCGCCGCAGCCGGGGTAAAACCGCCTGAACGCATCTCGGTGGCCGAGGCCGCAGAAAAGGTCCGCTACCTGAACAACCCCGGTTCCTACGTCGGATACTGGGACAACGATTTCGCCCCGTACCTGGTCGAGCCGATGCAGACGCTCACCAGCTTCGACTACACCGGCATGGTCTTCGCCGGCCCGGCCCGGACAGGTAAGTCCGACATGTTCTTCAACTGGCTGGCGCACACCGCGAAGTACGACCCGGCCGACATGATGGTCGTCAACATGACGATCAACACCGCGCGCGACTGGTCGCAGGGTGACCTGCGCAAGTTTTTCCGCCACTCGAAGGAGATCGGCCCCCTGGTCGCGCCAGGCAAACAGAATATGTCGTCGCATAGCATCCGGTTCTTGTCCGGCATGCGCCTGCTGGTGAAGTGGCCGACCATCACGGAGCTGTCCGGCAAGACCTCGCCGCGCAACTGGCTGTTCGATTACGACCGCATGCCTGAATCGGTCGACGGCGAAGGCTCGGCCTATGACCTGACGGCCAAGCGCGCGCAGACCTTTAATCGCTACGGCATGACCGTGGCGGAATCGTCGCCCGGCTACGCCGTCGAAACCACCAAGTGGATGCCTCGCACCCCGCACGAGGCGCCGCCCACCCGCGGCATTTTGGCGCTGTACAACCGTGGCGATCGCCGCCGCTGGTACTGGCGCTGCCCCCATTGCGAAGAGGCGTTCGAACCTGACTTCCATCTGCTGCACTGGCCCGACAGCAGCGACATGGTGGAATCGGCCGAGGCCAGTTTCATGGCCTGCCCGCATTGCGGCGGCGTGATGTGGCATGACAGCCAGAAGGGCGTTCCCGGCAAACACGAGCTGAACATGGGCGGCCGGTGGGTGAAAGACGGGATGGTCTGGCTCCCGGACGGCACGATGCAGGGTAAACCCTACCGTTCCGACATCGCCAGCTTCTGGATGAAAGGCCCGTGCGCGGCGTTCACCGATTGGCGCGGCCTGGTGCTCAAGTACCTGAAGGCCGACGAGGAGTTCGAGCGCACCGGCAGCCAGGAAGCCCTGAAGACGACCGTCAACACCGACCAGGGTCTGCCGTTCTCGCCGCGCGTCGTAGGTGAAGACCTGCTGCCCGAAACCCTGAAGGCTCGGGCGAAGTTCATTTGCGAGTACGGCCAGGTGCCGGAGGGCGTGCGCTTCCTGATCGCTACCGTCGACGTGCAGGGCAACCGCTTCGAAGTGGCCGTCTACGGGATTGGCGTCGGCGGTGACGTGTGGGTGGTCGATCGGTTCGCCATCCGCAAGTCCAAGCGCCTGGACGACGACGGCGACCCCCATCGGATCAACCCGGGCTCCTATTCGGAAGACTGGAACCTGCTGATCGACGAGGTGATCCTGAAGACCTACCCGCTGGCGGACGACTCCGGCCGGCGCATGCAGATCAAGCTGACGGGCTGCGACTCGGGCGGTGTGCCCGGCGCCACCCCGAACGCCTACAAATTCTTCCGCCTGCTGCGCGATGGACCCGAGGAGGGGAGCGAACTGGCCGAGGGCTGGGCGCCGGACCTCCACCGCCGCTTCCAGTTGCTGAAGGGTGAGAGCCGGCCGGGTATCCCGCGCTACCGGATCACCTATCCCGACTCCGACCGGAAGGACCGGCATGCCGGCGCCCGCGGCGAAATCCCGGTGGGCTTCCTCAACACCAACGACGTGAAGGACTGGGCGCTGAAGATGCTCATGCGCACGTCGCCCGGTGGCGGCATGGTCCACTTTTCGGACTGGCTGCCCGACGAGTTCTACACCGAAATGACCGTGGAACGGCGCACCGCCAAGGGCTGGGAAAACCCGAACAAGCTCCGAAACGAGGCCTGGGACTTGCTGGTCTACACCCTGGCCCTGGTGCTCGACCGGCGCGTCGGACTGGAGCGGATTCACTGGGACGACCCGCCTGGATGGGCCGCAGATTGGGACAATAACGACTTGATTTTGGAGGCGAATTTCGACAGAAGGTTTGAATCTCAACTGAAGGTGGAATACACTTTGCAAGACCTTGCAGCCTCTCTCGCCTGAAAAGAACCTATGACCGCATGCCTGTCCATCTCCCCTGAAGTGCTGCGAACGCGCCTCGCTGAAGCCGAGTCGGCGTATCACTCGCTGACCATCGGCGGGCAGGCGCGCGTGATCGTTGACCAGAACGGCGAGCGCGTCGAGTTCACGCCGTCGAACGCCGGCCGCCTCATGGCCTACATTCAGGACCTTCGGCGCCAGCTCGGTTGCGGCGGCGTCGGCTCCGGCCCGATGATGGTGCTGTTTTGAGCGCGGTTCAGGTTTACGCCGACACTGAGGCCCTGCTGGGTGGAGCAATCCCGGCCGGGCCGCTCGCCATTGGCGGCGCCTACGAGGGTGCCAGTCGGACGAACCGCGAGCTGGCGATGTGGTCGCCCGCGATCATGTCGGCCGACAAAGAGATCATCCCGGATAAGCTCCAGCTCGACGCGCGCAACCGCGACATGCACCGCAACGATGCCTACGTCCAGGGCGGCGTCACGCTGCACCAGGACAACATCGTCGGCGCGGCCTACCTGCTGAACTCGAAACCGTCGTTCAAGGTCCTGGGCCTCGACGAGAAGTGGGCCGAGGAGTTCCAGGAAGAGGTCGAGGAAAAGTTCACCCTTTATGCGGAATCGCCGAACAACTGGATGGACGCCGCGCGCCAGAACACCTTCACCGAACTGGTGCGCCTGGCTGTCGGCGTCCACACGGTCGGCGGCGAGGTCCTGGCGACGGCGGAATGGCTCCGCGACGCCTGGCGTCCGTACAGCACCGCGCTCCAGATGGTTGACACCGACCGCCTATCCACGCCCATGGGCGAGGTGGAAGGCCCGCGCCTGCGTGGCGGCGTCGAACGCAACAAATACGGCGCGCCGCAGGCCTATCACATCCGCCTGGCCCACCCGAACGACCTGTCGTTCAGCAACGGCGATGCCTTCTTGTGGAAGCGCGTGCCCATCCGCAAGCCCTGGGGCCGGATGCAGGTCATCCACCTGTTCGAGCAGACCCGCCCGGATCAGACCCGTGGCGTCGCCGCCATGGTGGCCGCGCTGAAGGAAATGCGGATCACCAAGAAGTTCCGCGACATCACGCTCCAGAGCGCCGTGGTGAATGCCACCTATGCGGCAAGCATCGAGTCCGACCTGCCGTCCGAAGCGGTCTATGCGGCCCTGGGCGGCGGCAACGTGAACGCGCAGGCGATCAGCGATTACGCCACCTCCTACCTGGGGGCCGTCGCGCAGTACGCCGGCAACGCGCGCAACATGCACATCGACGGGGTGAAAATCCCGCACTTCTTCCCGGGCACGCGGCTGCAACTGCGCAACGCTGGCACGCCGGGCGGCGTCGGGACGGGCTTCGAAGAATCGCTGCTGCGCTACATCGCGGCGAACCTCGGCGTCAGCTACGAAGAGCTGTCCCGCGACTACACGAAGACCAACTATTCCAGCGCCCGCGCGGCGATGAACAATACCTGGAAGCACATGCAGGCGCGGAAGAAATTCACCGCCGACAAGTTTGCCACGCATGGCTTCCGTCTGTGGCTCGAAGAAGCAATGAACGCCGGCAGGATCGCCTCGGCGCCGCGCAACTGGGCCGAACTCTGGTACAGCAACGCCGAGTTCGCGGACGCCTTCACGGCCTGCGAATGGATCGGCGCCAACCGCGGCCAGATCGACGAGCTGAAGGAGACGCAGGCCGCCGTGCTGCGCCTCAAGTACAATTTGACGACCCAGGAAGACGAGCTGGGCCGCCTCGGCAAGGACTGGCGCCGCGTGTTCGCGCAGCGCAAGCGCGAAACCGAGATGGCCGAAGAATACGGCCTCGTCGCCCAGGAAGACAATTCGATCAACGCTGCGAGCGGATCGCCCCAAGAACGCCAGGCCAAAGGCGAGAAGGACGACGGCTCGGAGGACAACACTGATGCCTAATTCGATCCCCGCCCGCTTTGCCATGTCGCCCGTCCTGGCCGCTCCCGAGCGCGCCCAGGAATTCGGCCACCTTATCCAGGCCTTCGCCACCAGCGAAGTGGGCGCCAAGCTCATGGCCGAGCAGGCTTCGACCAACGACGACGGCTTCTGGTTCGCCCCGGACGACTGGCGCGCGGCGTATCGCCCGTACAACGTCAAAGACGGCATCCTGTCGATCCCGGTGCGCGGCGTGCTGCTGCATGGCTTCGCCTACCAGTTCGGCGGGTACGCCACCGGCTACGCCTACATCCAGCGCGCCTATGAGCGCGGCATGGCCGACCCCGACGTGAGCGGTATTGCGCTCATCATGGATACCCCGGGCGGTGAAGTCGCGGGCAATTTCGACCTGGTGGACAAGATGTTTGCGTTTCGCGGCCAGAAGCCCGTGCGCGCCTTTGCGTCCGAGAGCGCCTATTCGGCCGGCTATTCCATCGCCTCGGTCGCCGACAAGATCGTCGTCAGCCGCACGGGCGGCGTGGGCAGCATCGGCGTCGTCACGTCGCATGTGAACCTGAGCAAGATGATGGAGAAGGCCGGCGTCGAGATCACCTTCATTCACGCCGGAAAGTTCAAGGTCGAGGGCAACCCATACGAGGCTTTGAGCCCCGAAGCGAAGGATCGCATTCAAACGCGCATTGATTCGCTATACAATATCTTCGTTTCGACGGTCGCCCGGAATCGCGGCATGGATGAAAAAGCAATCCGGGACACCGAAGCGCTGACGTTTGGCGCTGAAGACGCCGTGGCGAATGGCCTTGCCGATGAGATCGGAGCCCTCGACACCGGCCTGGCCGCATTTTCCGCAGAGTTCAAACCCCAAGGAGTTACGATGAGCGACCCCACCCAAAAGCCCGCCTTCGCGCAGGCAGACCTGGATAAAGCTCGCGCAGAAGGCAAGGCTGAAGGTGCCAAGGCCGAGCGCGATCGCGTCCAGGGGATCATGGCCCTCGACGAGTCCAAGACTCGCCGTGACCAGGCTTTCAACCTCGCGATGAATACCGAACTGTCGGTTGAAACCGCCAAAGTCGTGCTGGCCGCCGCGCCTGCCGATCCCAAGCCCGAAGCGGCTGCTCCCGCTGCCACGACGCAGGCCCAGGCATTCGCCGCCGCCATGCAGACGGGCAACCCCGAAGTCGGTGCCGACAGCGCCAAGGGTGAAGGCGAGAAGTTGTCCGCCAAGGACCAAATCCTCGCTGACGCTCGCGCGGCCGGCGTGATCCCCAAGGCCAAGTAAAGGAGCGCCATCATGCCCGAAATCAAATACGACGGTATCCACATGGCCGGCAATTCCAGCGAAAGCTGGTCGTCCAAGCCGGTCATCCTGGGCGACACGCCGCCCATCGTCTCCGAACGTGGCCTGGCTGGCGTCTCGATGCCCGCCTACACCGTGATCGGGAAGGACGCCACCACCGGCAAGCTGATCCCGGCAACCAAGGCCGCCAGCGACGCCGTGGAGCCCATCGGCATCACTACCAACGCCGTCGACATCACTGTCGCAGGCGCGCAAGGCTGGGTGCCCTACTGGGCCGCTGGCAAGTTCAACTATGACGCACTGAACTTCGACGCCAGCTTCGCCACCGAAGCCGACAAGAAGGCGGCCTTCGAAGGCACGGGCGTTCAGATTTTCCTCGACAAACCTCGCTACGATTAAGGGGCGCCAAGATGCCGATCGACTTTCAACCCTACGACACCGCCACGCTGCTGGGCATTTACCGCGAGGTTCCGCCGCCCAGCAACTACTGGCTGAACCTGCTGTTCCCGCGCGTCGTGACGTTCGATGACGAATACATCGACTTCACGAAGATCGAAGAAGGCCGCAAGCTGGCGCCGTTCGTTGCACCTACTGCCCAGGGTCGCCCGATCTACAGCGAAGGCTCGCGCCTGGACCGCTTCAAGCCGGCCTACGTCAAGCCGAAGGACCCGGTGAACCCCTCGCGGGTCTTCAAGCGCCTGGCCGACGAAGTGGCAACCAGCGGCGCCCAATCGCCGTCGCAGCGTCACAACGCCATCGTGGCTGACATCGTTCGCACGCACCGCGCCGCGATCGACCGTCGTCAGGAATGGCTGGCCGCTCGCGCTGCAATCGACGGCAAGGTGCTGATCGAAGACGAAGACTACCCGGCTCGCCTGGTGGACTTTGGTCGTGACCCCGGCAATACCGTCATCCTGGGCGCTGGCGCTCGCTGGAGCGAAGCGACGGCCGACATCATCGGCGACATCAATCGCTGGCGCGCCCAGGTTCGCCGCGCGAAGTTCGGCGGCCCGACCAACCGCCTGACGGTGGGCTCGGACGTGCTGGACGTGATGCTGAAGAACGCGGGCGTCCTGAAGCTGCTGGACACCCAAGTTCGCGGCACCAACGCCAACCTCAACGTTGGCATCCGCGAAGGCGAATATGTCGAATACATCGGCACCCTGGGCCCCGGCCTGGAGCTGTGGGTGTACAGCGACTTCTACGAACTGCCTGACGGCAGCACGGCGCCTTTCATGAACTCGAAGGACGTGGTGCTGTCCGGCCCCAACGTCCAGGGTGTTCGCGCATTTGGCGGCATCGTGGATGTGCGCGCGCAGTACGTCGCAACCGACGTGTTCGTGAAGTCGTGGATCGCTGAAGACCCGAGCGCCATGTTCATCATGAGCCAGTCGGCCCCGCTGATGGTCCCGGTGAACCCGAACAACACGCTCCGGGCCACCGTCCTGGCATAACCCGCGCCTCCCAAGCGCCCCAGCCCCCACCAAGCCTCGAACTCGACGCCCCGGTGGGGGCATTTTTCCAAAGGAGCCAATCATGGCAAAACTGAAAGCCCTGCATCAGATCGAACGCCGCAACGGCCGCGGTGAACTGGAATCCATCGCAGCCGGCAAGCCCTTCGAGGCAGAGGGCGACGAACTGGATTACTACCTGCGCACCCGCGCCGCCATCCGCGTCGCCGGCACGTCCAAGGCCAGCACCGAAGGCGACCCCGACAAGGACCTGGCGAAGATGAACAAGACCCAGTTGGTGGCTCTCGCCACGCAATTGGAAATGCACGAGCCGGAAAGCCTGACCGTTGCGCAGCTCAAGACGGCCATCGCTGAAGAGCAAGCCAAGCGCGCCGCGGCTGCCGCTACCGACACGGACCCGTTGTCGTAATGGGCTGGCGCGACCAGAAGCGCGTTGCGCGCCAAGTGCTGCATAAGGCCATGCGCCTGGCGTGCTGGCGCGTAGCCGCCTCTGGCGCCGAGCCGACCCCGGCCTGGGCCCGCCTGCACGTCGCGCGGCCCACGGCCAGCAACGAGGGTATGGGGGAGATCGAGAGCCTGGGCTACGCGCAGCGCCTGGAGATCGACCCCCACCTGCTGTTCATGCGCAGCGAAGTCGAGCCGGTGAAGGGCGACGTTTTCGTCTTTGCGCCGGAAGAAGCCTATCGCGTCGAGGCCTCTCGGCCTTTCGACGACATCACCGTCACCTGGAAGGTGGTGCGCCTGACCAAGGCCCAGCTCGAAAAGCTGCCGCCGCTGGCGTTCCCCGTACCCGAGGTCATTGTTTAATGAGCGCGTACCTGGTTGCCGTCGAAGGCCTGGACAGCATCAAGTCCTTCGAGGATGTTCCGCAAGCCGTGGTACGCGCCGCGCGCATGGCGATCAACCGCACGTCAGAGCGCGCCAAGGCCCAGGCCGCCCGGGAAATCCGCAAGCAGGTCAACTTCGCCGCCCGTTATCTGACTGGCGAAGAGGGCCGGCTGCGCATCAGCAAGAAGGCCAGCGGCAGCAACCTTGAAGCCGTCGTGACCGGGCGCCATCGGCCGACCTCGCTGGCCCGCTTCACGTCCACCCGCAACCCCGCGGCCTCGCGCAAAGCGGGCGGCGTGACGGTCGAGGTGAAGCCAGGCGTCGCGAAGTTCATGAAGAAGGCCTTCCTGATCCGCCTGCGCGCCGGCAATGCCCTCACGGACACCAATCACAACCTCGGCCTGGCCGTGCGCCTGAAGCCCGGTGAGACGATCACCAGCAAGCGCAAGATGGTCCAGGTCGGGCACAATCTCTACCTGCTTTACGGGCCGTCCGTGGACCAGGTGTTCCGCACTGTGTCCAGCGATATCGCTGGCGACACGTTCGACTTTCTCGAAACAGAGTTTCAACGCCTCATGGGGGTGGAGCTTGGCTGACCAATACCCGTTCCGGTTGCGCGTGCTGCGCGCCTTGGCCGCCCGCCTGGAGGAAATTTCCTCGACTGGCGGCCTGTACGAATTCGACATGGCCGGCAAGGTGTTTCGCGGCCGCCACTGGTATGGCGACGACGACCCGCTGCCGCTGATCTCGATCCTGGAGGCGCCGCTGCCCCTGGACCAGATCGGCTCGGCCAACGACAATACGGCGAGCGCCGGCCAATGGGAGCTGCTGATCCAGGGCTTCCTGGACGACGACGACAAGAACCCCACCGACCCCGCGCACTTCCTGCTGGCCCTAACCCGGCAGAAGCTGGCCGAGATCAGGTCGGAAAAGAGCGATCAGCGTGTGCCCGGAAGCCAGTACAATATCCTCGGGATGGGTCGGCGTGTCACCGGATTGACCATCGGCCCGGGAACGGTACGCCCTCCCGACGACCTGTCGGCCAAGGCATATTTCTGGCTTTCTGTCACGCTGTCCCTGGCGGAACAACTCGATAAGCCATTCGAGTAATCCGCTTTCAACCAACTGTTGCATTATCAACCAAGAGGTAGACCATGGCAACTCCGCAAAACTACACCCTGGGCCGGGGGGAACTCTGGTTCTCCCGCTTCAAGCCGGGCACGCAAATCCCGGAAGGATTTCGCTATTTCGGCAACACGCCGGAACTGAGCACCACCAGCGAAAGCGAAAACCTGGATCACTACTCGTCCGACCGCGGCATCCGCGAAAAGGACGCTTCGATCATGCTCCAGCTCGACCGCACCGGCTCGTTCACGACGGACTCGATCCAGGCTGAAAACCTGGCGCTGTTCTTCCTGGGCGACGCCAACGCGCTGACGGTTACCGCGCAGACCGCGGTCACCGACTCGTTCGACGAAGTGACCCCCGGCTATGCCTACCAGCTCGGCATGACCGCAGCGTCGCCGGCCGGCGCCCGCCTGGTCGACAACGTGGTGGTCAAGGACGACAGCGGCACCCCGGTCACCTTCGATGCCGGCGTCGATTACGTCGTCGACCTGGAACGCGGCACCGTCACCGTGCTGGAAGGCGGCGCCATCGAGAAGGGCGACAACCTGCGCGTCACGTTCGACATCAAGGCGTCGACCCGTGAGGTCGTGGTGTCGGGCTCCAAGCCGGTCGAGGGCGCGCTGAAGTACGTGTCCTACAACCCGGAAGGCAAGCAGTTCGACCACTTCTGGCCCTACGTGAAGATCACCCCGAACGGTGACTTCGCGCTGAAGTCGGACGAATGGCAGACCATCCCGTTCAACTTCGAAGTGCTGAAGAAGACCGGCCTGGAAGCCGTCTACATCAACGGCGCCGCCACGGCCAACTAAGGAAAAGTCGATGAGCCTGAAGAAAGTAGTTCTCCCGAAGGAACTCATCGACATCCCCGGCAGCGAGCCTTTCGCTGTCCGGGGTATTTCGATGGCTGACATCTCCGTGCTGCTCAACCAGCACAAGTCGCTGCTGGAGTCGCTGTATCAGCGCTTCACGGCGGACGGCGTGACCACGAGCACGATGGACGCAAACGCGATCATGCGCGACATCGCCGCGACCGCACCGGCCCTGGTCGCAAGCATTATCTGCTTGGCAGCCGGTGATGGCGAAGACGTGGAAGCCCTGGTGGTGGCCGCGTCGCTGCCGCTGCCCGTGCAGATCGAAGCCCTGGAGAAAATCCTGAAGTTGACCTTCCAGCGCGAAGGTGGCGTGGGAAAGTTCCTCGAAACCGTCACTCGGGCCGTGGCGGGGCTAAATCTTCAGGTGGCGAAACTCTAACCCTAGCCTCCTGGCTATGGAGCCTCCGACGAGTGGTCAGCCTGTTGCTCGACCACGGCCACTCGGAGGCCACGGAGTACCCCATCGGCATGTTGTGGGATGAGGGCGATCTGGTGGTCGAACGGCTGAACGGCCAAGCGATCACCGAGGCGGTCCTGTTCCAGATGGCGGCGGGTTCATTGCTCTCGAAGGACGCAGCACGAGAGTTCAAGAAAATTGTCACGGGACTGAATGATGGCAAATAAGGGTGATGTCGATCTCGTAATCCGGGCACGGAACGAAGCCAGCAAAACGCTCGGAGCGATCAACGACGCCCTCGAACGCCTGACTTCCGGCCAGGACAAGCTGACCAGCAGCTCCGAAAAGACGGGCAGTGCTCTATCCAAACTCGGATCGGAGACTGCTCGTCTCTTCGCGCAGGTGGAAGGTACGAAGGCCTTCAGCCAGCTTACGGCCGACGTGGACCGTGCGACGGCAGCCTTTCAGCGCCAGGAAGCCGAGCTTGCCGAAACCGAGGCGCAGTTGCGCTCGATGCAGACGCAGGCGTCGGCCGCTGCCGGCGTGCAGGCCAAGTACCGCGCGCAGGTCGAGCAGAGCGCCAAGAGCACGGCAGAGCTGAAGCAGCAGCTCAAGGAAGCCGAGGCGTCGTATAAGGCGATGTCGAAGACTGCCCAGTCGGCGCGCACGCCCGGCGCAGGCTTCCCCACAACCGAATCGCAGACTGCCGCGGCCGGCGCCCAGCGCACCGCGCAGCAGATCGAAAACTTGAAGACCGCCCTGGTCGACCAGGAGCAGCAGGGCAAGCGCGCGGCCGACAGCCTGGCGCAAGTCACCCGGGCCTACCGCGACCTTGACAGCCAGTCGTCGCGCCTGACGGCCAGCGTTGACCGCCAGCGGGCAGCCGTTGCGCAATCGCGCAATGCGATGCAGCAGTTGGGATCGACCGCCAATGCCGCCGAGGCCGCTGTCAAGCAGCTTTCCGCCGAGCAGGACCGCGCCGCCGCGACCGCGAACACCGTGTCTGCCGCCCAGCGCCGCGCCGCCCTGGAGCAGAAGCGCGCCGCGACCGAAACCCTGGATCAGGCCAAAGCCGCCTGGGCGCAGGCGCAGCAATCCGTCAAGCAGCTTGCCGGCGAAATCTCGCGCTCGGGCACGGCCAGCAAGGCGCAGAGCGACGAGTTCACCCGCCTGACGGCCGCCGCGCAGGCGAGCAAGCAAGGCTACCTGGACCTGCGCAACAACATCGCGCAATTCACGACCACGATCCGCGCCACCGCGACCGATAGCGCCGCTTTGGCGACCGCCCAGCAGACGCTCCAGGCCTCCATGCAGCGCGCCGCCACGGCAGCCGCACAGGCCCAGGCCGGCGCGCGCCAACTCGGGGCAGCCAATCAGGCCGCCGCAGCAGGCGGGCAAGCCCTGGCCTCGGCCACCACGCAGGTCGGAGGTGCCGCGACTGGCGCGGCCGCCCGCAAGCGCGCACTCAATGACGAGCTGCGCAAATTCAACGAAGGCAGTCGTGAATCCCTGAGCCTGGTGCAGCGCCTGCGCGGACAAGTCCTGTCCCTCGCTGCGGCCTACGTCGGGCTGTACGGCGCCATCGAGCAGATCAGCCAGACGGTCAAGGCTTTCCAGACGCTGGAGGCCGTGCAGAACCGCCTGGGCGCCGCGATGGGTGGTGACACGGCCCGCGTGTCGCAGGAAATCGACTGGTTGCGCCGCCAGTCCGACCGCCTGGGCATCAGCTTCCAGGTGCTGGCCGATGACTACGGCAAGTTCGCCGTGGCAACGAAGGGCACCAACCTGGAAGGCGAGGAAACCCGCAAAATCTTCCTGGCGGTGGCCGAGGCCGGCCGCGTCAACAAGCTCTCGATGGAGCAGATGAGCGGCACCTACACCGCTCTGACGCAGATGGTGTCGAAGGGCATCATCCAGGCCGAAGAACTGCGCGGACAGCTCGGCGACCGCCTGCCTGGCGCATTCCAGGACATGGCAAAGGCAGCCGGCGTTTCGACGCAGGAGCTGGGCAAGATGATGGAGAAGGGTGAGCTGTCGGCCGACATGCTCTCCAAGTTCGCCGACGTGCTGCGCGACAAGTACAGCGGCCAGCTCGAACAGTCCTTGCAGTCGACCACGAAGGAGATCGGCGAGTTCTGGAACGAGGTGTTCAAGCTTCGCCTGCTCTTCGCCGAGTCGGGCTTCATTGAAGCGTTCACCGAGGCCCTGCGCGGCCTGAACGACTATATGCGCAGCGCCGACGCGGCGTCGTTCGTGCAGACGTTGAGCCGCGCCTTTGGTGCCTTTGTGAAGGTGCTTGCGGAAATCCCGCAGCATATGGACGCCATCATCCTCATCAGCAGCGCCTTCATCGGCCTGAAGCTGTCCGGCTACGTCACGACCCTCATCGCCAATTTCGGCGTGCTTGCCTCTCGCTTCACGATGTCATCGGCAGCCGTCACCCGGCTGGCTGTAAGCACCGGTAGCGCACGAGCCGCGATTGTGGCTGCCACGGCTGCAACCCGCGCCTGGACGATCGCCTTGGGCATCCTCGGCGGTCCCGTGGGCATCGCCATCACCGCCATCGCTACGGCCATCGGCTGGTGGGTCACGCGCACGGACGACGCTACCGAATCCCTGGTCGAGCACCAACGCATCGTCGACGAGGTGAAGAACGCCTACGACGAGGCCGGCCACAAGGTCGACGACTGGTCGACCAAACTGAAGGGCGTGACGAAAGCCCAGGCCCAGGCCAACGTGGCGTCGCTGCAAAAGCAGTTCGCCGACCTGACCAGCGAGATGGCGGGCACCGGCACGATGTTCCGCCGCGTGCTGGACATGGGTCGCACGCCCGCCCCGCTGGCCGGCCAGGTGCGCGAGGTGCTGAACGCCCTGGACGATCTGAAGCAGCGCTCGATCACGCTCGAAGACTTCAAGAAGCGCGTTGACGCCGTAAACCAGGCCACCGAGAACTCCAAGGTCAAGGAATGGACCCTGGGCCTGCTGAACGCCGCTGACGGCGCCAAGAAGGTCGAAACCTCGCTGGCCCAGGCCGAGCAGGTCGTGACCGCGCTCACCGGCTCCAACGCCGAAGCAAAGGCCGCGCTCGACCAATTGAACGGCGGCCTGAAGGACGTTAAGCCGGCCGCCACCGATGGCGCTGAGGGCCTGAAGAAGTTCCAGGACGCGCTGGACGGCATCAAGAAGATGATCCCGTCCCTGAGCGCCGAGATGGAGAAGCTGAAGGACCTGGCGAAGATCGACGAGTTCGCCAAGCAAGTCCTGGCGTTCGGCCCGCCGACCAAAGAGAATTCGGACCTGATCGCTCAAGCCCGCTCGGCCGTTGAACAAAAGTACGCCGACCAGGTGATCGCTGCGCTGCCCGGCGTGGCCGAGGGCTTCTACAACCGCCTGATCCAGGTCGAGAGCGGCGGCGACACCAAGGCGCGCGCCAAGCGATCGTCGGCCACCGGCCTCGGCCAGTTCACGCAAGACACCTGGCTGCGCCTGTTCGATAAGGTGTATCCGGCGCTGGCCTCCTACGACCAGGCCGCGAAGCTCGCGCTCCGCACGAACGAGGAGATGTCCAAGAAGATGCTGGAGCGGCTGACTGCCGAGAACCAGCAGCAGCTCGCGCGCGCTGGCGTGCAGGCCGACCCGACCAGCCTGTACCTGGCGCACTTCCTCGGTGCTGGCGACGCCATCAAGGTGCTGCTCGCCAACCCGCAGACCCTGGCAAAGGAGATCGTGCAGGCGGATTCGGTTGCCGCAAACCCGGAAGTGTTCAAGCCCGGCATGACAGCCGGCGATCTCGTGGCCTGGTCGAACCGCAAGATGGGCGGCGGCGCCCCGCTGCTCGGCACCGGCCGCACGCAGGGCGAGACGGATACGGCCACCGAGCAAAAGAAGCAGGCCGACACGTTGACGCGCATCAACAAGGAGCTGGACGAGCGCATCAACAAGATGAAGATGAGCACGACCGAAGCTGAGGTCCAGAACAAGCTGGCCGAGGCCGGACTGACCCTGGAATCGGAAGCCGGCCGCGCGCTCGCCGACAAGGTGCGCGCCTCGCGCGAAGAGGCCGACCTGCAAGAGCGGATCAACGAGCTGGTGTCGATCCGCAGCTCGTTGCAGGAGCAGATCAAGTTCAACGAAGAGCAGGGCAACTTCGATGGGGCGGAACGCATTCGCCTCCAGCTCGAAGGCGTGAACATGCAGCTTCGCGAGGCGATCAACAACGCCACGCTGTACTGGCAGTCGATGGGTGGCCCGCAGGCCGACGCCGCCATCGCCAAGCTGCAAACCATGAGCACCACGATCGTCAGCACGAAGAAGCCGCTGGTCGACGTGAAGCAGGCCATGGATATGTTCACGAACGGCGCCATCGGTGCGTTCGACACGATGGCGAGTTCGATTGCCGGCGCTATCGACGGCACGATGTCGTGGAAGGACGCCCTGGGCGCCACCCGCGATGCCTTCTTGCAGATGGTCGCGGACTTCCTGCTCGGGATCGCCAAGATGATCCTCCAGCAGATCATCTTCAACGCCTTGGCTGCCTTCGCCGCGGCGATGGGTTGGATGGGCCCTGGCGCTGCCGGTGGTGCTGCGGGCGGCGGTGGCGCGGTCCAGCTCGTCGGTGGGGGCCTCAAACTGCATTCGGGCGGCGTCGTGGGTTCGGGCGGCGGCACTCCAACCGGCTTCAACCCCGGCTGGTTGTCGAGCGCGTTGCGCTACCACACGGGCGGCGTTGCTGGCTTGGCCCCCAACGAGGTCCCGGCCGTGTTGGAGAAGGGTGAAGAGGTCTTGACTGCTGATGATCCTCGCCACGTCAACAACGGTGGCGGCCAGTCTGGCGCAACCCTGAATGCTAAAATCATCAACACCTTCGACGCTCCGGGCTTCCTCAATGCGGCCATGGCTACGCGCGACGGCGAGCAAACCATTCTGAATTTCGTGCGAGCGAACCGTAGCGCGTTCCGTGCTGCGGCAGGAATTTGAGGCGAACATGGCATACGAAACTGGCGTGGCGAGCAGCCACCTCGACTTGTGGGACAAACTGAGGACCTTCCTGACCACCAACCCGGCGCTGGTCGCTGCTGGGCAGAATTGGAGCGTGGCCTGGCAGGCTGGGGCCGGCGCCACGAACCCCACCGACATGGTGCTGTCGGGTCCCGGCATGGCTGGCGCGGATCAGGTGTTCGTCGGTTTGCGCCGTGTCGACGCGCCGCTGGTGCAATCCTTCCATTTCCGCATGGTCGGCATGACCGGCGTGAACCCGGGTGGCGTGAGCTACACCGATCACGTCAATGTGTCCGACAGTGTGGTGATGTACGTCGACCAGAACCCGATGAAATACTGGTTTGTCGCAAACGGCCGCCGCTTCGTTGTCGTGGTCAAGGTCAGCACGGTCTACGAAACGCTGTATGGGGGAATGCTCCTCCCGTACAGCGACCCAATCTCGTACCCGTATCCCATGATTATCGGCGGCTCTGCGGGTAGCGCGTTTGACCAGACCTACAACTGGACCAACACGCAGCTTTCGCACTCGCATTTCATCACGCCCTACGGCGACTCTGCCTCGGCCCCGAACACGAAGCCCTCGCTGCTGTTCCTCGACCCTTCCGGTCAATGGATTCCGGTCGACAACAAAGCCCTGACCAGCACTTCGCAAGGGGCCGGCGTCGCGCCGTATCATTGGCTTGGCGGGATGGATGTGACCCTGGGCAGCTCGTACCACTCCTACTATCAGTCCCTGTTCGAGAAAACCCTGGCGTGCCTCGGCGGAAGTTATGCGCTGTTCCCGGTGACCCTGGTGCAGAAGGCGCCTGCTGACCAGACCTACGGCGTCTTCCATGGCGTCTATCATGTCACCGGCAACGGCAACGCGGCCGAAAACATCATCACCCTGGATGGCGTCGATCACCTTGTCATTCAGAACGTGTTCCGCACGACGCCGAACTCGTACTGGGCTTTGGCCCTGGAGTAACGAATGTCCTACGCTCTCATTGCAAACCCGACCAATGGCACCCTGGCGCAAATCATCGTCGATTTTGCGACGCAGACTTTGGGCTGGACCGCTGTTGGTGCTGATGGTGTCCGTCCGCCCGGTGGCGATCCCACGATTTCCTACAAGCTCAACACGTCCACTGCGGCCAAGCCCCTGGAATTCCGGCTGACCATCTCCTTGATGAGCGGCACCACGGTGCTCCAGCAGGCGATCACTGCCGCGCCGCACATCGCCAACGTCAGCCAGACCCCGACGAAGATGCACCTATTTGGCGCGGTGGGGGCCACGCCGTTCATCGCCGCGGTGATTGAATATTCCCCTGGCTACTTCCGCCATGTCTATCTCGGCACGATGGAAAAGCTGGGCAACTACACTTCCGGCGAGGTGATCGCGGCAGCAACGGTCACGCCGTATTTCAGCGCCGGCCGTTATGACTACGACCCCAACCAGTACCTGTTCTCGGGGCTACAAGGTTGCTGGCCTGCGGCGACGAGCGGTGGTGTCCGCATGACGCATGCCGAGCTGGGCGGCACGATCCTGGCGCCGTTCCGCGCGCAGACCACGCGCCGAGCTGACAACCTCATCGTGAACACCGCAATGGGTGGCTTCAAGGACAACATCAACGACCAGCAAATCGCGCGCGCCACGAACACGTTCGCGGGCGCCCAGCTCCTGGTGCCGGTCAACCTGTATCTCGTGCGCCCGTCAAGCCGCGTGCTGCCCATCGGCCGGCCGGCCGGCGTGCGAATGGTCAACATGACGAACCTCGACCCGTCGACGCCTATCGTGGTCGGCAACAAGACTTGGCGCTGTTTCCCGCAGTTCCGCAAAGCTGACCCCACGTTCCCGACTGGCCCGAATGGCACCGGCCAACTCGCCGAATCGAGCTGGGTCGTGGGCTACGCTTACCTGGAAGACTGAGCATGGCTACCGGCCAACGCATGACCTCTTTCGACTGGGCAATCACGCCCGGTCTTTCCTCTAGCTGGACAGGAGTTCACCCGATACCCCAAGAGTTTTACGGGCTTGTCGACCCAGTTGGCTTGCGTGACGGCGGTATTGACCGCTCCCCGCAGCCGGTGCAGGAACAATCGCAGCGCATCGCTGGCGCGCGTCTGCACTCTCACTTCGACGATTTCTACAATCGCATTTACCTGCTGCCCACCTCGGTAAACTTCGGCGCCGTCACCGCCACCACCGAGCGGCCCGTGCGCGTGTGGAACGCATACCTGAAGCCCGTGACGATGACCTCGATCGCGGTTGCGAATGCGTCTGGTGTGAGCCTCGTGGGCCCGGCGTTGCCGGATACCTTTGCCGGCATCGAATTCAAGACCTACCGTGTGGTCGCCACGACGAACGGGCCGGCCTACATCGACGCGCGCTACACCTTCACGTTCGCAGGCGTGCCGTTGGCGTCGGTGCTGGCCGTGTTCGGTTCGCGCGCCGAGCTGTGGGACCTGCCGCCGAATTGGCGCGAGCGCTACGACATCACGCACGAATACCTGACCGACATCTTCACCACGCGCTCCGGTAAGGAACAGCGCCGCGCACTGCGCGCCACGCCGCGCAAGAGTCTGGCATTCACGGCATTGGCGAACGGTGACAAGCTGCGCCGCTTCGACCGCCTCATGGCCGCTTGGCTGAAGAACACGTTCATCGTGCCGGACATGACCCGCAACGTCGTCACCATCACTCCGCTGGACGCCGGGACCCAGGAAGTCGAGGTCGATGCTGTGCCCGCCTGGATCGTGGTCGGCGGCTCCGTCATCCTGATGCAAGGCGCCAAGACCGAGGCCCGCCTGGTCGAGGCCATTGCCGGCAACAAAATCACCTTCACCAGCATCGCCGAATCGCCGTGGCTGCCGGGCGCGCGCGTGCATGCGGTCTTGTCCGGTCGGATGGGCCCGGAGATGCGCTCTCCGCGCTACACGGACGACACGGCGCAAGTTGCTGTGCGTTTCGAGGTTGCGCCGACGAGCGAGGCCGAAGCCGCGCTTCCAGCTCCTGCCGTTACCTGGCGCGGCACGGAGGTGTTCCTGGCAAAGCCGAACTATCTCAACCCGATCAATGTCACGTTCACTTATCCGGTGGAAGAGGTCGACTACAACCGCGGCGTCACCAAGACCTTCACCCCGATCAACTTCGGCACGAGGACCTGGCAGGCCGAATACCTGGCCGCGACGCGCGCGCAGGCCGATGCGTTGCTCAACACGTTCCGCCGTGGCAAGGGCCGGCGCGGCAGCTTCTACATGCCGACCTGGAAGGACGATCTGCCCCCGATGGACCCGATCACGGTAGGCTCGTTCCGCATCCGCACCAAGGGGCGAGACGCGGCCAAGCTGCTTTCCGGCGACCCCGTGCATCGGAACATCGCGGTATTCGGCGCCGATGGCGTTACGCTTCTGTTCAATCACGTCCAGCAGATCATCGAAGTGGACGACGAGCGCGGTAACGACACGATCCTGGTGCTCTCGAACCAATGGACTGTGCCTCTCACCGTCGACCAGATTCTGCGCATCTCGTGGATGCCGTTGTGGCGCTTCGCATCTGACCAATTGACGATCTCGTGGGTCACCGACTCGGTTGCCCGGATCACCCCGACATTCGTATCGCTGGAGGACAACTCGTGAGCTTCGAGGCCTATGAAGAAAGCCGAGCCCTCGGCGAACCCCTGAACCTCTACCTGTTCGAGTACGGGCCGAGCCAGGGGCACCGTATGGGCATCACCGATGACGAGCAGGTTTTCGCGTTCGAGGGTGTCCAGTATCGCCCCGAACCCGTGCAGCGCGGCAACATCAACGCCTCGGGCACGCTGGACCGCGCGGCGCTCGAAATCAAATGCGATCGTGAGTGCGAGGTCGCCGAGCTATTCCGCATCTATCCGCCCAGCCAGCCGGTGCGGCTGACGATCTACCAGGGGCACAAGGACGACCCGGCCCGCCAGTTTCTCGTCTGCTGGACCGGCCGCGTGCTGAACGTGCGCTGGGAGAACAGCGAGGCCATCCTGATGTGCGAGCCGATCAGCACGTCTATGCTTCGGCCGGGCCTTCGTCGTCGCTACCAGATCGCATGCCCTCACATCCTCTATGGCCCGATGTGCCGAGCCAACAAGGCAGCCGCCACGTCCGCGGCGACCGTGAACACGGCGGCTGACGGCGTGCGCCAGTTGAAGGTGAACTACACGTTGAACGACACCGACCTGCGGACCATGCGCGGCGGCACGGTGGAATGGATCACGTCGGACGGCCTGGTGGAGGCCCGGACGATCCTGGCGGTCCAGGCCACGGGCAACGTCGCGACCTTCATGCTGTCCGGCATCGTGAAGGCTATGCCCCAGGGATATCCGGTAAACTTGGTGCGCGGTTGCGGCCACAACCTGACCGACTGCGGCGACCTGCACAACAACCTGCCGCGTTACGGCGGCATGCCGTGGATTCCGACCAAGAATCCTGTCGGCGCTTATTCACCCTACTACTGATCGGACGCCGCGATGTTCTGGATACCGTTGCTTATAGCCATAGCCATGATGGTGGTCGCGTACCTCATCATGCCGAAGCCCAAGGCACCGCAGCCAGCCGCGACGCGCGACCTGGAAACGCCGACTGCTGACGCGGGCCGGCCGGTCCCGGTCGTGTTCGGGACGCTCAGGGTCAAGGGTTTGAATGTCGTCTGGTACGGCGAGCTAAGTCAGAAAACAGAAAAGGTGAAAGCGAAATGAACCAGATCATTGACCCCAGGGTCGAAGACCTCGTGATCCGCGTGCAGGACATCACGGCCACCGGCCACTGCGTGCGCGGCACCAAGCGCTGGTTCGAGCACTACGGCTTCGATTTCCGCCGCGTACTGGAGCACGGCATTCCGGCCAAGGACCTTCTGGTGACGGGTGATGCGCAAGCAATCGCGGTGGTCAGCGCCAAGCTGGCGGCCATGGATGAGGGCGAATAATGGGCGGCAAAAGCGGCGGTTCCTCGAAGGTTCCGGTCACACTCTACTACGGCTCCGTGCATTTCGGCATCTGCCACGGGCCGGTGGATTCGATCAATAAGATTTTCTTCAACGACAAGCTCGGCTGGGGCGCCGGGTACATTACGCCTGGCGAACCAAGCACCAAGCCGCCGTTGAAGAAAGTCGAGGGCTTCTTTGTTCAGGTGTCCGATGAGAACGGTCAGTTGGTCCGGGACCAGATGCAGATCCGCGTCGCCTACAATCAGAGCTTTGCTGGGGCTGGCGCCAAGGTCGAATGGGGTGAGCAGCAGAGCGGTGGCGTCTCCGTCAAGCGCGTTCGCACCGTGACGCGCGTTCTCCCGGTCTACGACAACAACGGGGGTTCCGATGGCAACGGCCCGCTGATCCACGTCTGGATGCAAGCGTCCGGTGAGCCCGACAGCAACTTTCTGCCAACCGGCTACGAGGACGGCAGCAGCGACCGCGTGTGGTTTTATCCGCCCGGCACCTGGCCTTCTGGCGAGGCGCCTGCCCCTGGCGGCGGTGGAACCCCGCCCGTGGAAACCCAGCCCGTTACCGAGCAGACGACGATCTCGATCAACGCTCCCGAAATGTTCGGCGGTAAGCTGAAGGAGGGCGGCGTCTCGGGCCTCTGCCATCTGATGATGGGGACTATCGACCAGCTCGTACCGGAGAACCTGGCGAACAAGGTCGGCCGTTCGACCAACACCATGCCGGCGTACCAAGGCGTCGCCAACGCCTGGTTCTACGGCTCGCCGTCGTTCTATTGGAGCGCGAACAGCAACCGCATCCCCGACGTGTCGATCGAGGTCACGCGCATCCCGCGCGGCCTTACGCCTTCACTGGCGCGCATCGGCGTCGACGCGAATCCTGCTCACATCATCTACGAGGTCATGACCAATACGGACTGGGGTATGGGCGCGCCCAGCACGCAGTTCGACCTGGCAGCCTTCAATCGCGCAGCACAGACCTTGTTCGATGAGCAGTTCGGCCTTTCGATGATGTGGTCCGATCAGATGGAGATCGAGAAGTTCGTCAGCGAAGTCCTCGACCACATCGAAGGGTCGCTGTTCGTCCATCCGCGCACTGGCCTATTCGTGTTGAAGCTCATCCGCGACGACTACGACGAAACGCAGCTCCGTGACCTCAATCCCGACAATGCCGTGCTGAAGAATTTCCAGCGCAAGGCCTGGGGCGAAACGATAAACGAGGTCGTGGTCACCTACAAGAACCCGGAAAACGAAGAGGACGTGTCGTTCGCTATCCAGGACACCGCGAACATCGCGATGCAGGGCGCGACCATCACCGACAACCGCAACTATTACGGCATCCGCAACGCCTCACTGGCCGCGCGTGTGGCCGAACGCGACCTCCGTTCTGCCGCGGCCCCGCTGTCGTCGTGCGACATCGAAGTCGACCGCTCGGCATGGGACCTGACCCCGGGCGAAGTGCTGAAGGTAACCTGGCCGGAATACGGACTGTTCGGCCTGGTCATGCGCGTCGGTCCCGTGGATTACGGCCGTCCCGGCGAGCCACGTATTCGCGCGTCGCTGGTCGAGGACATCTTCTTTATGCCGGCCGAGTCGTACTTCGTGCCGCCCGAGGGTGAATGGACTGACCCGCGTGAGAATGCCGCGCCGATCCCGATCACGAAGATCATTTCGATCCCGTACTACTACCTGGCGCAGTTGCTCGGCATCACGGACGAGACGACGGCCAACCAGCCGCAGTACCCGGAAACCCTGGCCGGTGTGCTTGGGTCCACATACCAGATCGACGCGCAGGATTTCGAGCTGTGGACGCCGATGGCCGACACGGTGGGCAACGTGGCCTATCAGAACGTCGGCACCAAGGAATTGACGGGCTACGCGCTCACCAAGACCGAGCTGGTGCGCGAAGCGATCAGCTACCTCAAGGTCGAGTTCCGCACGCCGAAGGGCGGTCCTGTGGTTGGCGGCTTCGCGCTGCTGGGCGACGTGGGTGACCGCCAGGCCGAGTTGGTGGCGATCGAGGCGTTCGACAACGACCTGGGCTGGCGCCTGCGCCGTGGCGCGCTGGACACGGTGCCGCGCGCCTGGCCGAAGGAAACCCCCGTCCGGTTCATCGACGCGAACTCCGACTTCATCGACGACACGCTGCGCGCAGACTTCGACACGGTGAAGTACCGGCTGCTGACGCACACGTCGCTGAACACGCTGGACATCACCGAAGCGCCGGAAGTCACGGGCACGCTCAACGGCCGCCCACACTATCCGCTGCGTCCGGCCAACGTCCGCATGAACACGACGCTGTGGGGCCGCAACCTGGTCGACGGTCAAGACGGCATCAACCTGACCTGGAGCACGCGGTCGCGCCTGCAAGAAACGTCGGTCATCCAACGATGGACCGATGCGTCGGTCGTGGTCGAACCCGGCCAGACCACCAAGGTCACGTTCTACGACGACAAGGACAACGTGATCCAGGTCAATTCTGGCCTGACCACGACGGCCGTCAGCCTGCCTTTCACCGCCATCCCGGGACCTTCGGTAAAATACCGCGTCGAGTCCGAGCGGGATGGCCTCACCTCGCTCCAGTACGTTGACCACGAATTCGATGTGTGCGGCTGGGGCATGAACTACGGAAACTACTACGGGGGTAAGCCTTAAATGCCTGCAAAATCTCAACCTGGTAACGGCCTGTCGGCTGAATGGGACCTTGGCGAGTCCCAGTTCAAGGCTGGCATGGACGCCAACCTGCGCTTCCTATCGGCCGCCGTGCAGCTCGTGCTGGAGCGCTCGGATAAAATTCTGCCGACACCGCCCGCCGAGGGCATGTTGGCGATCGCAGAGAACGGCGCCAGCATCGTCGGATACAAGCAGGGCGTCTGGATCAGCGTCGCCACCCCGCGCAACGGCTGGGTCGGCTACGACAAGCTGCTGGGCACGCACATCCATTTCGATGGTAGCTCCTGGGGCCGGCCGCCCTGGATCGAAGATGCACCTGTCGACGGTCGCCGATACATCCGCAAGGACGGCGCCTGGCTGGAGGACGACTATCGCATCAGCGCGTTCATTCCGCAGATCACGCAGGCCAATCAGCAGGTCGCATCGTTCATCATCCCGGTGCCCATGTCGTTACCCAACGATGCCAGCGACTGCGTGGCGCGCTGCCAGTTGCCGCCGCCCGAAGAGACGGCGCTGATCCTGCGCAAAAACACGACGCAGATCGGCACCATCACCTTCACGCCTGGCGAGACGGTGGGCGTCATCGACATCACCGGCACCGCCGACGTGGCGTTCGCCAAGCACGACGAGCTGAACCTGTTCGCCCCGTCGCCCATCACCGGAGTGCCCGAGGGCATCCGCATTCTGTTCCGCCTGGAAATGTGAGGCTAGAAAATGACCCTTTTGCACATGGATGGTTTCGACCAATTCGCGAACATCAACGGCGCGGCCGCCACGTCGACCACGCTTGCCACTGCCGGCTATGAGAGCACCACGTCGGGCACCGACAGCCTGGTCGTGACCCAGGGTCGTGAGGCAGGCTCCTTCGCGATCCGCCTGCGCCAGGACTCGACGACCGGCAACGCGGCTTCGCTCTCGAAGACGATCTCGACGGCCGACCCGGTGGTCACGTTCGGCTTTGCCTACATGGCGACCGAACGCAGCAAGATCGTTCAGATCGAAGGCCTCATCGACCTGGAATGGCCGGTGGGCTGCCGGCTGAACGGCGTCGACGGCGAGGCCATCCCGATCCGCAACATCTGGTACTACTACGAACTCCAGGTCGATAAGACCGCGCAGATGTTGCGGCTCTACATCAACAACCGACTGGACATCGAAGCGCCGCTGCCCGCCGAGGCTGGCCCGATGACCGTCTACAAGCTTAAGTTCGGCAGTGGCGTCACCGGCACGGCGAAGGCCACGCAGTTGATCGACGACCTGGTGATGAGCGACACGGCGGGCACCGACTTCAACGCCCGCAAGGGGCCAATTGCGATCACGACCCGATTCCCGCAAGCCGATGCCACGGCCGACTGGGAAGGCTCGGTCGCCGGCCCGCTCTGGCCGTTGGTTAGCAAGCGGCCGCCCGAAGCCAGCTCGTATATCCAGTCGAACACCTCCGGCAACGAGGCCACGTTCACGTCGGCCACGCCGCTGCCGAACGACAGCCCGGTCTACGCGCTCGGCATCGTCACGCGCGCACTGAAGACCGACATCGACAAGCGCACGATCGGCTTGGTGTGGGGCGACGGCGACAATCGCCTGGAGAAAATCAACGCCGAGCTGACCACGGAGAACAAGTATTACTACGCCTTGTTCGAAGCCCCGGCGCCCGGCCAGGCCTGGACCAAGGAAATCGTCGAGTCGAATTCGTTCGGCGTCAAGGTTCGGCCGTAAGGAGAAGGCACATGATTCGTTTTATGGACGGCTTCGATCAGGAAGTCCCCGCATTCGAGAATGGATGGGGGGTCGAATCCAGTCTCTCGCGCATGGAGCTGGCAACCTCTCCTGACGGGGACAAGATGCTCGACGCAAAGGGGCTGTTCGGCTCCAACGTGAAGAGCTATTTGCGCTTGCGCCGGGCAGTCCCGGCAGACTGGGGCGACAGGTTCTGCATCGGCTTCCTGGTGCGGCCCGTGCGCTCCCAAGCGCCCACGCAGGACAACTTGAACGAAATCCAGCTCGCGCAGATCGACGGCAACCCGACTGCCGGCGCTCAGGGTCTGATTACTTTCGGTATGGCGGTCAACGGCGGCCAGGTGTTTTGCACGCTGAACGGCGAGCTGACGGCCATCCCGATGGAGTACGGCAACGTCTATCACTTCGTCGAGCTGGAGATCGACAAGGTGGCCCTGGTGGCGCGCGCCTGGCTCAACAACGAGCTGGTCGGCACCAAGCCCATTACCGGCCAGGAAACGCTCCTTTCGTACTGGATCGGCTTCTCCAACCTGGATGCGGTCAGTACCGTGGACGCCAGCATCGCCTATTTCAACGACTTCTACGAGTCGGACGGCACGACGGCGCTCAACAACCTTCGCATCGGTAAGGTAAAGGTCGTGACTCGCCAACCGCAGGCTGACGCGGTGACGGAATTCTCGCGAGGTGCGGGTGCCTCGAACGCCTCGCAGGTGGCCGATCTGACGCCTGATGGCGATGCCAGCTACGTTTATTCGAACCTGGCCGGCGCGGTCGACCTTTACACCAATGGCGATGCACTGCCGTACCCTGACGCGCCCGTGCTGGCCGTCGCCGTCTCGGTGTCAGCACGGAAGGAAGGGCCGGAGGCTCGCTCCGTAGCCCCGATGATCCAGGTGGACGGCTCCGACGAGATCGGCGAGCGCGTGAACCTGAAGGTGACCAGCTACACTCGTGGCACGACGGTCTTCAATGCAAACCCCAATACGGGCGGGGCCTGGGACGGCCCGAGCGCTGCCGGCGCGCGCTTCGGTCAAACCCTGGTAGTGTGAGGAATTAGAATGGCTATCATTGATTTGGAAGGGTTCGAGCGCCTGGTCACGGGGGTCATCCCCGCGGCCCCCACGGCAAGCGCGAAGGTGTTGGACGCCTTCGGATGGATAATTGCGCCCGGTGACCCAGAGGTTGCCGCATACCCCGATTACGTGGTCGCGATCGAGGTCAGCGAAGCCAACGCCTACCGCCGCGGCAAAGCGATCACGATCAGCCCGGCCAAGACGGCGTGGGCGGCCTATGCCGGCAAGCATCCGCTCGTGCTGAAGCCTATCCCGATGGCGTCCTTCAACAAGGTCGTCGTCGGTTTCAACCTGTTCATCCATTCGTCCACGTCCACTGCCTCGCCAGACGCCTCGATCATTCGGTTCGGCCCGAGCCTTACTGGCGCAAGTTACGCCGGGAATAACTTTGCTATGACGGCCCTGAGCACTGGGGCCATCATGTTTGCTGGTGTCCAAACTCCAGGGGCGCTTGGCTCGTTTATTGGGAAGTGGGCTTTCCACGAAATTGTCCTGGACAAGACTGCCGGCAGAGTCGACTGGTACGTCAACGGCAATCTGATTGGCGGCGCAGCCACGCCCGTTGCAACCTTCAACTCCATTCAAGCATTCAATGCTGGTCCGATCGGCGGCACGTATGTCACTCAGATGGCGAAATTCACCGTCGACGACATCTACGTGGCAGACCTGGGCACCGACCCGACGCGGGTTCTCGGTCGTGGCAAAGTCGATATTGCTCGCCCCAACGAAACGGTGTCTGCCGCCTTTGCCACGAACGGCTCGGAGCAAAACTGGCAGAACCTGGATGTGCCAGTGAATCTCGCAACATACAACAGCTCGCCGACCGAGGGCGCCGTGGATATCATCGGCCTGGACAACCCCCTGGCGTCGTCTCCCTCGGACGACATCGTGCTCGCAGTTGTAACCTCGACATTGGTTCGCACCTCCACCGGCCAGATGGATGTGGTGGTGGGCACTGGTATCGGAAGCACCTTCAATAAAACGACGGTGACGGGTGTGACCACCACCCCCACGGGGATCAAGCAAGTCAACGAAGTTAACCCCGCTACCGGGCAACCCTGGACGGTAGCCGAAATTGCTGACCTGCGCACCGGATACGCGGTGAAGACGTGGCCGTAAACACCTCCGCGCAGTTCGCGCAGATTCTTTGGCAGGATGCGTATCCGGTACAGGTTCGGGCGCAGTTCGCACAGGTCCTGACGACCACGAGCGATGCAATGGTGTCTGCGCAGTTCGCGCAGGTGCTGTCTCAGCCCGCACCGCCGCCCGTAGTGTGGGCGATGGGGCAGTTCTCGCAGGTGTTTTCGCAGCCGGCCCCGCCACCGGAAATCCGCGTCCAGGCCCAGTTTTCGCAGGCTCTGACCAGTGCCTTCCCGGAGACTCGCGTCACTGCCACGTCCGAGATGTTCCTGAAGAAGCTCCAGGGCTTCGAGCCGGACCCGCAAACGCGCGTGACCTTTACCAGCTCGAAGCTGCTCCTGCGCCTGGACGACCCGCGCTACAGCTATCCGGCGCGCGTCACGGCCACGTCCGAACGCATCCTGAAGCACCTGAATCTGCCGCAGTTCCGCGCCAAGACCCGGGTTAGCTACAACCAGACCCGCCTCCTGCAATCGCTGAAGGACGAGCCGCTGAAGCCAGCGCGCGTGACCTACAGCAATTCCAAGGTCCTGGTCAGCCTGGCCGACTTGCCCACGCCCGCGACGCGCGTGTCGAAGGTCGAGCAGCGGTTCCTGCTGGAGCTGGGCTCGGGCACGCTGGGTGACCTGCTGGTGTCGCACTCGGGTCAAATGGTGGCCCAGCCCTCGGCCTGGCCGGACCCGACCGTGCCGAAGTCCGCTGCGGCCGTTTATCAGGCCGCCACGATGATTGCGCATGAAGGGGTATACCTTGACCCCGACTACCCGCAATCGACGCTCCAGGCGAGCTATGTGACGCAATCCGTGGCGTTGAAGGACAGCGACTTCCCGGACAAGGACATGCCGCAGTCGAACGCCGAGGTGGATCAGCTCGGCATCATCGTCGCTAACCAGTGGGAAACCATCGACAAGGACGTGGTGCGCTCACACGCCCGCTCCAGCCATCTCTTCAACCTGGCGGCCGTGCGCGGCGTATACCCGGACCCCACGGTCAGCGCATCGAATGCTCGCGCCTCCCATGTCGCGGCCATGGTCATGTCGCCCGCCAACAACTTCGGCCCGAACTTCGTGAGCCAGGTGGGGGTCATGACCGCGCAGCCGGTCGAGTACCAGGACCCCTTGACGATCGTGTCGCCCACGCCCGTGTCCGCCGTCGCCACAGCCTGGGCACAGCCGTCGACCTGGCCGGACCCGACCACCCCTGTGTCGTGGGTGCGTAATTCTGTCGCAGCCCTTTCGGTGGCCCAGCAATCGGCCTGGCCGGACCCGACCAATCCCGTCTCGTGGGTGGTGGCTTCGGTTGCCGCGCTGCTGGTGGGCCGCGAGCTGGTTCTGGAGGACCCGACGTTCCCGCGCTCCGGCGTCGAGGCGTCATTCACTGCGATGATGGCCGGCCGCGCCGATGCGACGTTCCCGGACCCGTCGATTCCGCAGTCGTCCGCGCGCGTCCAGCAGGTGGTGGTTACGACCGCGACCGCTGACCAGGCGTTCCCCGATCCGGTCCCGCCGCAGTCGATGGGCCGCGTCTACCAGTTCGCTTTGCAGGTTAATTCGGGCGCCGACTACGAGGACAAGGACCTGGCGAAATCCGACGCGGTGGTGTCCGACATGGCCGTCATGGTGGCCGTGCCCGATTTCAGCCTCTACGGGATTGCGCGCGAGCGCGTGCCGTTACCGATAGTCACCGCGTTCGTCCACCGGAGCTGAACCAATGCCGATAAAATCCGTTGTAACAGTGGCCGCCGTTGTGGTAGCCCATTCAACCAGCAGTTATAATCGCAACTGTTTGTTGCCTTCGAAGGACACCCCGAGATGGACAAACGCAACCACACCAACCAGGCCCACGAGGATAATATGTCGCCTGACAAAGACCCCACGTTCTGGGCAGAGGCCGCGGGTTGGGCGCGAGACATGCTCCCGACCTTCTACGCGGCCGGCTTGTCTTTCGGCATCGCCACTCTGCGCATCGTGTATGAAGATGGAAGGGCCGGCACGAAGCGGCCGAAGAAGCAGATCGTGATTGAAGCTCTGCTGTGTGGCGGGCTCACCGTCGCGGCGGTGTCGCTTATGGAGCTGGTCGGCGTGCCGGTGACGGCTGCTGCCGGTGTTGGCGGTATGCTGGGATTCTTGGGCGTGGACCGGGTGCGTGCCCTGGCCGTGCGCTTCCTGGAAAAGAAGACTGGCGGCGACCAGGGCACGACTGGCCCGATCTAGTTCGGCAGTCCATGCGGGCCGTGATTGCGTATCTTCGCGGCCTGCTCCTCCTCATAGTCTTCCCGGCAGTTCGAATCGCAGAACAGGTGCCCAGCCGGGACCCCCGAATTGCAGTAATAGCAGCTCCCCGTGGGGATAAGCTGGCGTTTGCTCGCCTGCGCGCGCTGGCGGCGAATATGAGCGTCGCGCTCCATTTCCTCGGTGCGACTGGCCTGGTCAGCGGTGTCTCCGTACATTCGGAATCTCCAGTGAGTTGAGACGGGGGCATTGTACCCCCGCCATCAGTCGTTAAGCCTTCATGGCCGCCGCAATGGCGTCTCGACCGGACAGACCTGCCATGAGCTTGCGGCCGATCTGCAACGTGCGAACGTTGGCGTCGGGCGTGTCTTCGCCGCTGATGACCGGGATCACCCAGTCCAGGAGCTGCGTGTCCGTGGGTCCCGGCGCCGGCTGGCTCGCGTTCTTCTCGACCTCGGTCGCCAGGGCCAAATCCAGGAGGTGGTTCAGCCAGGACAACAGGGCATCGCGGTGGCCGGGCAAGTCCGTGTTCACCCATTCGTCCAGGCGCACCAGGGCCCATGTGTCTTCAGCGTGAATGCCGTTCTTCTGCACGAAGTCCGTCATCGAGATCGCGCCCAGCGGCATCAGGCGGCGAACGCGCGTCAGCTCGTCACGCAACGACACGAAATGGATGGCCTTGCGCAGGTCCTGCGCGCCGTTCTTCTGGCGCCAGCGCGTCACGTACTTCAGGATCGCCGAGGCGCAGAAGTCCCAGTCGTTCGCCATCACGAACTCGACCGGCTGGATGGCGTAGGTCTTGTAGTGCGCGCCGCCGACCTGGGTGGACAGGGCCGAGGGCTCCATGCCCGGGATCAATGGGAGGTTGGGTTGGTGGGTCATAACGTCCTCTTGGGAAGGGTCAGCCGAACAGGCCGGAGAAAGGCAACACCGTCCAGACGCCGAGGACGATGAGCGAGTACATGATAATCGCGATGCCCAGCCAGAAGCCTAGGAACCAGCCGATGGTCCAACGCGCTGCGGTTGGGGGCGGGTCGGCCATCAGGCAGAGCAGCGCCAGCATCAATCCGAAGAACCCGCAAACGAACAGCAGGTCGATGTAGTGTTCCGAGGTCACGGGATTCTCCTATTAGGTGAATATTCAACAATGAGTTGAATTGTACCGGAACATACTATCGCCTGCTGTCGTTTCTTCGCAACTACTTCTGTGCGCGGATGCGCCGGGCTTCGTTGTCTACCGCGTGGCGCGAGATGCCGAGATGCTTGGCGATCTCGTTCTGCGACAGCTCGCCGTCCTTCAGCAGCGCCGCGATCTTCTGGCGAGTGGTCGGGGTCTGGCTGAACGGGCGGCCGGCGCGGCGGCGCGTGCGGGTATTGGCGAGCTGGGCGACGATGGTGCGAAACGGACTCATGCTCGATGCTCCTTGCGGGCCTGGCCGAGCGTGATGATGCTCATGGCGCCACGCCCGCCCAGGCGTCGCTTGAAGATTACGGCGTCGTCCACCTCATCGAAGCGTCGAGCTTTCGCCAGGTCAGCAGTCCAGTGGGTGCTGGACCGGGCGTTCTTCTCGGTCGTCTTCATGAAGTAACGCGGGCCCGCAGCACCGAGGACCCGGATCACATGCTTAGGCACTGCCGGCCTCCTTCACCGTAACGCGGCGCGAATACAGGCGGCCGTTCTGACCGGCGAACGTCACCAGGTGGTACGGTTGGCGCGGCTTGCTTTCGACCCGATGAATGTCGCTGCGGGATTCGCGCCAGATGCCGAACGCTTCTGCCGCCGTGCCGGACTTGATCGTTGCGACCTTTTCGGTGTGGTCGATCCGGTATTGGACCCAAACGTCGAAGTCTTTCACAGCGTCTTCTCCCCGCCCAGGGCGTCGATCAGCTCGACGATGAGCTTGGTGGCCTCGCCGGCAAACAGCGCCAGGTCGCTTTCGAACTTTTCCTCGTCGTTCGAACCCAGCATGTCCTCGGTGTTCTCGCGCAGCACGTCCAGGGGGCGCAGGCGCTTGACCACCAGGTCTTCGGTCAGCACGAACGAAATGCGGTCGGCCCAGGTCATCGCCAGGCGCGTGCATTGCTTGCCGGACTGGATGTGGCGGCGCACGTCGTCGGCGTCGATCGAGTGCTTGACGTAGCGAATAGCGGCGCCGCTCTCGCCCGAGGAGCGCAGCTCGGTGTCCTGGTCAATCGTGAAGTTGGCCGGCGCCTCGTCCTCGGCCAGCCAACCCGTCATGGCAGCGGCCGGAGCCTTCGCCACGTACAGGTTTTCCAGGGGGAACGGGTCGATGGCCTTGGCGAGCATGCCGATCACTTCGTCGGCGCGGCTGGAGCTGGCGGCGTCGATCACCAGGAAGCGGTCGGTCAGGTTCAGCCACACGCGCGTGTCGCGGGTCACGGACAGGGCCTTGACCAGCAGCTCGTCGATGACGCGCTCCTTGATCTCCTTCATCTGCTTGCGGCCGGGCCGATAACCCTGCTGCTCGGCGATCTCGGCTGCCCGAGCCTTGGTGATCTGGTTGATGGCAGCGGGCGGCATGACCTTGTTCTCGACGCGCAGACGCATGAAGAACTGGACCTTATCGCCCTGGCCGGCGTGCGCCAGGTTATCGCTATGCTCGGAATACGGCGCCCAGCCGATAGACTGGAGTTCGATATTTTGCCCGGGCCGGAAGGTGTGCTTCACCAGGTCTTCATTCAGGTCGCGCCCGATGAGCTGGGCGGCGCTTTCGTTCAGACGGTAGGTGCGCAGGGTGCGGAAGAATTGGTCGGACATACGGTTCCTTGGTTGGGTTTGAACTTTTCGATCTCGACGGCCGTGACGACGACCTCGACCGTGACGGTGGTGGCGGGGGTGGGGTCGCCCTTGAAGGGGCCGGCCAGCTTCGGGCGCATGACCGCACCCGTGCATTTGACCCCATCCGTGCCGATCCGTTCGAAAGCGTAAAAGTGGAAGTTCGGATCGCGGTCGGGAAGTTTGGCGTAAGCCGCCTGCACGAATGGAAGCTTGTCGGTGCCCTCGAAGAACTGGGCGGCGGACCAGGGGATGGGCTCGGCCATGGTCAGCAGACCTTTGCGTGGAATGCCTTCACATCGGCGTAGACCACGGCAAGCTCCTCCGTGATCTGCTCGATCGACTTCGGCACGTCGCCGTTCAGAGCGACCTGATAGAGGATATCGTTGTCCTCCATGCCCTTCGGGTCAGCGTCGAAGCGGCGCCATTCCTTGATGTACCCGCCGGTCTTGTAGCCGTTGGCCTGGCGGAAGCGATTGAGCGCGTTCTTGCCGTTGTACAGCGAGACGATGGCTTCGGGTGTCAGGCCGGCGCAGAATGCGGTCCTGAAGAAGTGCTCGAATGCGAAGCTGCACGTAAACGCGGCTTCTCCGGCAATGACTTCGAGCCCGCGAACGACCAGTTCGAGGTTGAACAGACGACCCAAGCCCTTGTCGTAGTAAGCCTGCGAATAATTGTGCATGTGCTCCGCAATGCGCTGGATGTCGACCTGGCGCACGCCGACTGCGATGAGAGTGTGGCTGATGCCGAAGTGCAAGATGTCGATCAGTTCGAGACGCACCTTGGCGATGGCGTCGGGGCTCACTTCGCCTTTGGCCTTCCACCATTCCCAGGGGAGGTGATCCAGGGCTTCGGCCGCTTCGGTCCACACGGCACGGTGAAACGGGTAGCCCGCGTTGAACCAGTTCGGGTTGACCTTGGCGTTCAGATCGCACTGGTTCTTCACAATAGCCAAGCACTGCTCGATAGTGACTTTATTCACGTCCTTCCTTTTGCGCCGTAGCGCGTTGTTTATCGTGAGACGAATTATGCCGGAGATTCAACTAAAGGTTGATTTAATGTTTCTATGAGTTCGGATGTCTCGATAGGTCAGAGCAGTTCGTCGTCCGACACTGGGATGGGCCGAAAGCTGCCGTCCTCGGCGGTGACGCGAGTCAATTCGTCGCAGTCAACGAGCGCCCAGTCGGGGTACTTCTGCCGCAGGCGATGCAGGCGCTTCCGGCTGCGCTCCCACTGGAATCCGTCCTGGCCGTCCTCCGGCGTGAAGCGGATGATCTTGTCGCGCATGTCCTTGCCGCACTGGTCCGACATGAACAGGCCGCCAGGTGTCACAAAGCACTGGCTGATCGAGAAGTCGTAGTTCATCACGTCGTCGATCGGGTTGAGATTGATGCCGATGATCTGGACCGGCAGCCCGTGGGTGACCCGGCTTCCGGGAACGTCTACCACGTCGAACCAGCCGGGGTAGTTGGGATGCGCAGGCTGCGCCTTGCCAGTGGCGCGCAGGTGGCAGTCGGCGAACCGCAGGGCCTTCACCGTGAAGTCGTTCTCCTCGCCGGTATAGTCGACATCCGTGATTGTGCTGTCAGGGCCGACGAACATGTCGATGTCCTTGACCGGGCCACCGAGCAGCAGGTCGCGCACGGCGCCCCCGGCGATGATGATCTGCTGGTGGCCGAAGCCCAGCATGTTGTTGCGCGCCATGGCGACGAGGGTTTGCAGGTCTTTGATGGTCAGGGAATTCACGATTGGTCCTTGTCTTGGGTATCGGCCAGGGCGGTGCTGATCGCCTCCAGCAATTCGAGGGTCGTCATGCGACTGATGATTTCATCGGCATAGTGTTTGGCCGACAGGTAGAAACCGCCGCGGGGCTGATACCCGCATTCAGCGGCGTCTTTGAACTCCTGGATGAAGGGCTTGCGCACCAGGTCTATGAGGGTCACGATTGCTCCTTCACGGCCTTGCCGCAGAACGGGCAGAACGAGACGTGCATGTGGACCTCGCCACCGCGCTGACTGCGGTAACGCGGGGCGTTGGCCTTCACGAAGACAGGCACATACAGCGCCATACGCCCCCGACCACCTTCCACCACGATGGCCTTGTTGCCGACCTCGACGCTATCAATGGGCGCCTTGATTTGGGGCTGCATGTGCTCGCGCACCTTGCCCTCGATTTCGGTGATGCAGTTGCAGTTCATGATTGCTCCTCGTTGATTTGCGTCAGACCCTTCATCATGGCGTTCGCGCTTTCGATGCGAGCCACGGTGTTGAGCGCGCTGGCGATCTTCTCGGCGTCCACGCGCTCGAAGCACTCGCAGACCCATGCGTGCTGATCGCGGTAGACCGGGTGGGGCGTGTGCGTGTCGACCACGGTCGCTTCGAAGCAGCAATGTGCGCTCTCGCTTCCGTCGACGACCTGGTAGCGGTCGGGTGAGATTACGGTTGCGCTCATGGTTGTCCTTTATGCGGCCGTGTCGCTACGACCAGGTTTGCGCGGTGTCGCGCCGATGCCCATCGCCTTGGCGCTTTCGAGCAGACCTTGCAGCGGGTTGGTGGGTTGGGAGGGGTGCAGGTAATAGCCTCGTCGCCAGTCGTCGCAGTGGTATGCCAGCAGTTTTCTCTGTTCCATGCTGCGAACGATGCGCGCCACCGCAAACGCGGCGCCCTGCGGTGCTCGAAAGTCGTAGTCGGGGAACGCGGTGTATCCCAGTTCCGACAATCTGACGCACTTGTCTGAAGAGGTCGCGTCCCACATTCTAAGCGTAGTCAGGATGTTGCTCTCGGCCTGCTCTGCGCTGGTGTGCTTGTCGATGTTGCGCTTGTGCTTGCCGGCCATCACTCGCCCTCCACGTCTTTCCAGTATTCGATCAATTCCGCCGCGCCTTCAGCATGATCGCCAGCCTCGGCGCGGATCATGACGCACAGCGCTTCCAGTTCACAAAGCTGCCACTCGCCGTCCAACCAGGCTCGCCCACCCTTACCGGAGCTGATGCCTGACAAGGTGCCGTTGGACCTGTCCTTGACGATCTCCCGGGCCTGTTCGAGCGTGACCTGGGGCGCAACTTTTAAGGATTCCTTGGTGGTTGCACTGGACTGGGGCGCAACTTTTAAGGATTCCTTGGTGGTTGCACTGGACTGGGGCGCGGCGTAGAGCTTGTTCAGCCCAGGGCGCAAAGGCGTGTCGATAGGCAATAAGGCACTCGCCAGATAACGATTTCCTTCGCGATGCACGTATACCTCCACGACCACCGCTTCCCCGGCGCTTGACACGGGGCCGGTGTTGTTCTGGTTGACCATCACTCGCCCCCCACGTCTTCGAGGCGCCGCACACTGGCGAGCGGGATGCTGCGGAAACGCTGGCGACTACGAGCCTTGGCGTTGTCGATCTCGACCCTCACGAACGGATAAGCGTGGCAGCCGTGCGAGGTCACGCCACACGAGTGGACCGTGCCCTTCGACCAAACCTTCTGCACACCCGACAGCTTGACCTCGACGCGCGTGCCCTGCGGCATCAGCGCATTCATGGCCGTGATGGCACCGGCCGCCCAGTTACCCATCTGCTCGGCGCAGTGCGCGGCGTGCCGGCGCAGCTCCGGGGGCGTCATCTCGACGATCTTCTTTTCGTTCACAATCACTCTCCCGAACATTGGATTGCAATGGCTGCCGCCGCTTCGATCAGGTCGGCGTAGGACGCGGGGCTCTTCTTCGCGATGTTGTTGATGGCGATGATGAGCTGATCGGCCCACACTTTGCCCATGAACAGGCGCAGGCGCATGTGAATGCGTTCGATGCGGTCGGCGTGCTCGGTGAACGCTCGATAGCCGTGAGCTTCAATGTGGTGGTAGGTCATCTTCACGTCGGCGAGGCAGTAGCCTTCGAGCGCTGCGAGCTGATGCGGGTGGAGGTTCATGGCTTCGCATTTGCCGCCCGTGGTCGTGCCGACGCAGACCGGACCATCGTCGCCCGGGACGTAGACCCGACCGGGACCGAAGGTGATCGTCATGCCCGCCCCTTCGCCAGCTCGGCCAGCAGCGCGTCGGCCAGCTTCACCGCAGCGGTGGCGTGGTCTTTGGCGTAGGTGTGGAGCACGGTGCTCGTCACGCCGCGGACCATCTGCGCCAGAATGGCCTGCGCCAGGCGCGCGCGTTCGCTTTGCACTTCGACCTGGCGCGAGTCGCTTTGCGTTTGCGTTGAACTACCCGCAAGGTCGCTTTGCACTTCAGGTCCAGGGAAAGACGAAAGCATTTGGGTGCAACTATTCACGCGCTCGACGAACTCCAACTCGTAGGCTACGAACGCCGGCATCTCGATGTGGCCGACGCAACGCATGAGGTCGTCAGCTTCATTGCAGTGCCTGTTCAACCGACCGTCCGGCCGATAGGCCCGAACCTTCGTCGGGAAAGAGGTCAGCGCGACCGCCCGAACCTGGCCTTCCAGGTCATGCTGGTCGATGTGGTTGCTGACTCCGCTCAGAACCAAGACCAGGTGTTCCTCGCCTTTCCGGGTTGTCCAAATCTGGCCCTTGCGAAACTCGGTGTTCTTCGCTGTCTTCACGAACGATCTCTCGCTCACATTGTTCTCCTGGTGGTGCCCGGCGATGCCCGAGCTGATGGTGAAAGTATAAGTCACCTTTTGGTTGAAACTCAACTTTCGGTTGAATTTGCGCTGCCGTGTTGCACGGTCGCAACGCCGTGCCGATCTGCCGGAGTTCGGGCTATACTCAGTTCCGAATTGCCGCCTTGTTGCCCCGAACGCAGTGGGTCCCTCCCTCCACCTGCGACCCCCTTGTCCCGGCCTGCACCTCACTGCTCGCCGGGACTTTTTTCGTCCGTGCCAGGCGGACGGCGATCGAGAGTTCGGGTTGATCGTCGCCGCGGCGCCAGGATGCCGGTAACCAATCCGGTCGGCCAAAGTAAGCGCGCGCCACGTACCAATCTCGGCCGCCAAAGTAAGGCGGGCCCGGATACCAATTTCGTGCGCCAAAGTAAGCAGCCGGTGCCAAGTACCAATCCAGAGCGCCAAAGTAAGCGAGCCCTCTCGACCTGGAGCCCCACCTGGCCGGCGCTGGGCCTGCCGAATCCTGTACCGCACGAAGGCCTCGGGCAGGGCGGCGGGCGCGGCGGCGGGCCGGGGGCGGGGTGCTGGGGGCGCGGGAATGCCCGCCCGGCTCGAATGCGGGGCCGCTGCTGCGTTCGATTTGCTGGGGTAAGGGGTAGGCTAGGGTAAGGGCTGAAAACGCGCTGTAGGCCCGTTAAATCGGTTTGCGGGTTTGGCCATGAGGGCGCCACGCATAAGCCCTTGATTCCATGGGGAAAGCTGGCGGATTGCGGGGGCTAGGGCGCCATGGTGCGCGGCGCTGCTGGGCGGGCGCGGTGCTGGTGCTGGTGCTGGTGCTGGGCGCGGTGCTGGTGCTGGTGCTGGGCGCGGTGCTGCTGGCCGGACGCCGGGCAAAAAGAAACCCCGCACGGGGCGGGGCTTTGAATTTGGCCTTGCTGCTGGCGGGGCTATCGGCCCTCTTTCTCTTCGGCGGCAAGGTATGCGGCAATCTTCGCCGATATGCTGGCGGGCATTGTGGGGCGGGCCGTGCCGATGAGCGCGAAGCCCCCGAAGCCGATAGCCAGCCCCATGAGCGAGCGATCCGCCCACAAACACCAGATACCATAGGCAAGGCATGCGGCCTGGATCAGGCGCGCCAGGATAATCAGCGTTTGCATGTGCCGGATTGCGGCCTTTTCGCTATCGGTCAGCTCCAGGCCGGGAAACGCCACGGCGTAGAGTTTGACGGACGGACACGCGAACAATTGAGCAAGAAACGGATTCATTGCGGGGGCCTTTCTATCGGAAAAACTGGGCGGCGGGGTACGCCTTGCGGACTTCGGTTTTTGCGTCGTCGCGCGACCGTGCGCGGCTGTAGGTTTCGACGCGGGGCAAGTTCTCTTTGCCGTTCGCGCTGGTGTCGGAATAGGCGCGATACAACGGCGCACCGATACCCCAGTACGCGCCCCCGGCGTCATACCCGCCATTGTTCAGGCGGACGCGCTCCAGGTAGAACCGGCGCGGCGCGCTGGCCGTGTCGGCGGCGTCGTGGGATTGCGTGCGGCCCATGGGCGCGCCGCGATAGCTGGAAACGTTCGAAAGCTGCATTGTGTTTATCCTTTCATGTGGGCATTGAGGGCGCGTGCGGCGTCGCGTTCGCCGTTCAGGTAGAGCCAGTTTATGCAGGCGTCCGCGCTGGCGAATTCGTGAAGGTGCTTTGCGTTTTCATTGGAAAGCATGACGGTCGCCGCGCCTTGCCATGCGTGCCACTTGCCGAAAATGAATGGTTTCATGGGTCAAGCCTCCAGGTATGCAAACAGATTCGGGTGAAGCTGGCGCGCCAGCGCTTGCGGGACGCGCACACAACGGGCGCGCAGATAGTCGCGGCTTGTGGACCCACCGCAAACCGGGCTGTTTGACGTGCCGCGCACGGATACAACCGCGTCCGCGTTCAACGTCGCGCCTTGCCACATCGGATTATTGAAGTTGTCCAGGACCACGGCGACGCAATTGTTATGCAGGCCACGGGCGGCCACTTCGCGCAGCGTCGCGACCGTGAACGCGGCATGTTTTTTACTGGCCGCCTTGCTGGTGCGGCCGTCCGGCAGTTCGGCATAGAAGCGATATCCCGTCAGCGGCTTAGGCTTCGGGCAGGCCAGCGCGGAACCATTCCACTTGTGATAGCTCCGGGCGCGGCGGCAGTGCTGGCACACGCGGAAAGCTTCGGATTGCTGATAGGTGCTCATGGTTCAAACCTCATGATGTCGTCATAGTCGGAAAACAGGCGGCGGACGTGCTCGCGGCCGATGGCAAAAGCGGCGTCAAAGTCGGCGCGAAACCGGGTCGCGTCGTCACCCTGGAAAAGCGCACTTGCGTTGTCGCTTTCGCGGGTCAGGGTGTAGGCGGCCCCATTGCCCCAGCTTTCGAGGCGGTAGCCGTCATGGTTGAAAATCGGGATAGGGCCGCGCATGGTCAGGCCCCCGCCAGTTCGGCAAGGCGGGCGTGTTCGGCGGCGCGCTTTTCCATGTGCCGGGTCAGGCTTTCACGGACTGCCGCGCACACTGCCGGGCGCAACGTTGCGGACTGCCGGATATCAGCAATCAAGGCGCGGACGGCTTCCCGCTGGGCGCGCAGCTTGGCGCGTATCGTCGCGGCTTCGGCGTCCAGGGCGTGCGCGCATTCGTCGGCGCATTCGCTGGCCGTTTCCACGATGTATTCGTCCGCGTCGCTTTCAATGCCCCACACGGCGTAAGAATAATTCCGCTTTACTTCGTCCGGGTCCGTGCCGTTCGGAACGTGGACAACGGCCACGCCGACGTAATGCCACTGGTCCGCGCACCAACGGCGCAGAAATTCAAAGTCACGGCGCACGGCTTCGGCGCGGACTTCGCCCGGCTTCGGTTCGCGGCCCAGCTTGGCGGCCAGTCGGGCGCGTTCGTTGTCGTCCAGGCCCCAGCCGTCAACACGGGCCAGCCGTGCCGCCTCTTGCGCATCGTAAAACCGCTTGCTGCCCCGGTCGCTAGACAGGACCCATTCCCCCGGGCGTTTGTCGCGGCTGGTCCAGTCGGAAACCGGGCCGTGTCCGTCCGCCCGTTCCCACGGGGGTGTTCCGTCGTCGTCGTATTCGATGAAAACGCGGAACGTGCGGCCTTTGTGCTCGAACGTGTCGCCGTCGTTGTAGTAAGTGGGCTTTGCCATGGTGTCTAACTCCGGGGTGAATGGTCAACAAACAGTTGAAATTGCGAGCGCGTTAAAGCCAGGAATGTTTAAGGGCGTAGCCCCCGGCGCTATCCGGTTCGCCGTTGCGCTTGCCGTGCGGCTTGCGCGTGCCTTTGGGCCAAAGCGAATGACCGAAGTCATAGACAAGCGAAAAACCCATATCCATACCGCAACCGCCTACGGAAATTCCGCCCTTGTCGGATACCGTGCGGCCCATGACCACGGCGGCGCTACCCGTGATATTCGCGATTTGCGCGGGCTGGCCCTTCTTCGCGGGCGTCACGGCATACAGCGAAATGCGGCGCGACATACCCGAGGAGGAAACGCTTTCCAACTTCGTGTAAATCGTGGTGCCGGGCTTGATCCACTTGCGAAGGCTGGCGGCGGTTTGGTCGCGGTAAATGCGTTCACCTTCGGCGCGGGTCAATACTTCGCATTCCTTGTGATACTCGGGGAATTGCGTGCTGAAAACTTCGCCCGACGTGCCGCGCATGTAAATGGGTTTCTTGCTCATGGTCATAACTCCAGTTGTGTCTAGAACTTGTCTAGCAATTGAAAGGTGATGATTCAACAATTAGTTGAATGAATGAAACGTAAAAAATCAGTCAGGGTTAACGGGTTTCGTGTTGCTCGCGCAAGCCCGGCACATACACGCAATCTAGCTTTTCAATGCGGTTTTGCCGCGTGGTGTAGCAGGACACGCCGCGCTCGCGGTCATCGGTGCGGCAAATGCTATTGCCGATAGGCTCGCATTCGGCGGCGGGCGCGCTGGTCGCGGGCGCGCTGGTCGCGGGCGCGGGCATGAGCGATGCAAAGGCGACAATTGCAACGGTTGCGCCCAAAACGAAGGAAAACAGGCTTTCGCGGGTCATGGTGTCAGTCATCCAAAGGGTGATTAGGGCCGAAGCGCGCCAGGGCGTAGAGGGCGGAAAGCCCCGCAAGACCGCTAATCATCATGGCGATAGAAACGATTTGAACGGTGTGCATGCTTAACTGCCCACCAGCTCGCGCAGCGTTTTAATCAGGTGTTCCATATTGGCGATGTCGTCGCGCAACGCTTGCGACAAGCGCACCGCGCGCGGGTTCTCGTTGTAGCCGTTAGCCGTGCGGCCCGCGATGCGCAGCGCGTCGGCCTCATCGGCGAACGTCGTAGCCGTGTAGGGCGTGGCCGGGTGCGCGGTCGTGCAATAGCCGTTTTCCACGTCAAACCGTAGGCAGATGTTGCCGGTATCCTGACGCAAGACAAACACATCGCTAACCGGGCCGTTTTCGATCTGGTCCAGCATCTCGCGGCCATCGTTCACGCGGGCCGTGAATAGCGCGATGGTTTCGCTACGGTGTTCGGCCGGTGTCTTTTCCTGCTTGGCCGGGTATTCCACCGCGTCGCCCATGGCAACCGTTAGGCTTTCTTGCGCGGCTTGGCGCATGTCGGCGAACGGCTTACCGGCCAGATACGCGGCCAGCTTGGCGTCATGCAACAGCGCCAGCCGTTCAGCGTGGGGCGTGCGCATCCAGATAGCGGCGGGCGTGTGGTGGCCGTCTTGGACTTCTTGCGCGTGGCGGAATCCGTCGCGGTATGCCTGACCCTGCCAGCCGGTGTACTTGGCCATACGGTCACGGGCAAAGCCGCATCCCGGCTTGGCGTGGTCGGCGCGGCCTTGGTCGTAGAAACGTTGCTTATTCATGGTGTCAACTCCGGGTTGAATTTCGATAAGTGAGATTCTAATGAAAGTTGAATGTCTAAGTCTCATTGCATTTGTTAATCGGGCCGATAGTCGTTCCCTATTGCGGCGGGCATGAAAAACCCGGCACGCGGCCGGGCGGGAATTCGGGAATGTGGGCCAGCTACACGGGCAGGCCATAGGCCAGCGTCAAACCGGCCCACAACAGGCCCACGGCACACAACCCGGCCAGGGCATACCCCACGCGCATAAAACGGCGTGGCGGGGCTTTGAATTCCTCCAGGGCGGGCGATACCGTGGGGAACGTCGGCGCGGTTGCCCCGATTTGCACGCGGGGCCGGGCTTCGGCTGGGGCGTACCCGTGGCGGCGCGCGTAGGCGGACACGCTGCGCACATGCTCCGGCACATGCACGGCGGTATGCGCTTCGCTGATAGTCACATGGTGCGACACTGCCGCCGTTTGCGGGTCGCGCACAATGCGGGAATGCAGCGGGGGCCGGTTGCCCGGAATGCGGGCGCGCACGGCGGAAACGTGCAAATCCTGTATTTGCTGGGCGGTCAATTGCATGGTGTCATTTCTCCGGGGTGTAGTCGTCAACCAGCGAACCTAGATCATTTGCAGGGTTCGCCGTGGGCAGGCCCAGCGCGTGCGCAATGCGCTTAGGCAATCTCGCATCGTCCAGGGGTTCGCCGTCCTGCCCGTAAAAGGCCCATCCGCCCATACCGGCAACGAAGCGCAAGCCGTGCGCGTCGCAATGGGGGATAACGAAACCGGCGCGAACGTCGGCGGCCAGCTTATGCACGCCGGCCCAGTAATCAACCTCCAGGCGCGCAAGCGCTTTGCTTTCGGCCGTCAATATGGCTTTGCCGTTGCGGGTCAACATGGCGTCATTGCTCCAGGTCGTCTAGGTCGAATTCGGCCGCCAGCAATGCCGCAAGGCGTGCGCGGCGCGCCGGGTCAGTCAGTACCGATTCAATCGCGGCTATTGCCTTTGAATGGCGGCCGTCGTGAATGTGCAGCATGCTTTGCAGAATGGCGGCCGCTTCGTTGTCTACGTGTTCGCGGGCGGCCTTTACCGTCGTGAATGTCTGCCCGTCGATCGCGTAGCGCGTCAGGCGTTCTAGGCGTAGCGTGCTCATGGTCAGGCCCCCGCCAACGTGCCGCCCACGGGGTAGGCGTTATGGCGTTCGCGGAAATAGGCGGTTGCTTCGTCCAGCGTGGCGAAGTGCCGCCCGGCAGTACCGGCCAGATACGAAACCCACGGCGCGGACTTGCTCCAGTCCGGGCGATAGGTGACGCGGCCCACCTTGACGCGCTGGGCGTCGCCGAAGTCAACCGTATGGCAAAGCGGGTATTTCGGCGCGGGGCGAATGACCACGGCGGCGGGCGTGCCCGCGTTTACGTGCGCCTCGAATTTCGCCAGCGCATCGCAACCGGCGCAACTGCAAGGCCGTTCCAGCGGGCGGCACGCGGTGCAATGGCAATCCGGGCTTTTAAGGTGCGGGTGATTGTGCATGGTGATTGATCCAGGTCAGGCGGGAAGGCGTTCCAGCAGCGCGGCGGCGCTGGCGTATTCGGCGATATCTTCGGGTTCCCAGTCGCCCCCGTTTTCCTCCAGGTCGCGGCGCACGTAGTCACACAATGCGCGCAATGCCGCTTCCAGTTCCGGCCCGGCCATCATGAGCGCGGCGAAGCGCTCCAGGCGGGGGCTATTGGTGCGCGTGCCGTCGTCGTTCGTGTAGACCTTCGCGAAGCGAAGCCCGGTAACTGCGTCCGTGGCCCAAAAGGACGTTTTGCATACGTTCGTGCGGATGAGGGCGGGCGTAGCCCCTTGTTGCGTAGTGGTCATGGTTTCAGCTCCAGGAAATGCGGATTAGTCGAAAGCAGCAGCAAACACGGCGGCCAGGGCAAAGAAGCAAACCCAGCTCATGACGGCGAGTAGTTCCATTGTTCTAACTCCGGTTGATTTGTGCAGTGTCGATATGCTGACACGGTTTCAACCGTTAGTTGATTGGTTTTGTTAATCGCCCCCATAGCGAAAACCTATCGTGTCCCGGGCGGCTACTCCGTCCCATGGGCTTACCGCTTGGCGTAGCCCCACGTAGACAAGGGCATTCGGCCCCAGCCTTTCAGGGCGGGCTATTGGCGAAGCCCCTAAAGCCGGAAATTCCGAAAGTCCGAATTGATAGCCGGGGCGTGTGGGGTACAGGGCGGCCCTATATCCGGGGTATGCGGGCAGGGCAGGGAATGCGGGAATGCCTGAACTCGGGAATCCGGGAATTCGGCAATGCGTGAATGCCGTAATGCGGGCAGTCCGGCCGTAAGTCGTTGATAAATAAGGGAAGTCGCTTTGCAGGGGGCGCGGCAGGGTCGCTTAGGGTCCTTCCCGGCTTTCGGGCTGGGCGCGGGGGCGCAGAGCCGCGGTTTCCGAGAATTTTGGATTTTCGCTAATAGGTTGATCCCGATAATAGGCTCAGGCTATCGCGAACTCGGAATTCCTGGGGGCGGCTGGCGGATGGGCGGGGGTTTGTCTGCGTGACCCCCGGCTTTCGATAGGGCCTGGCTATGGACCCCCGGGGTGCCGGGCTTTAAGAAATTCGATTGATTCGAAATCTGGCGGCAGGTGTCCTACATTGCCGGTATGTACTACGAAGACTACAAACCCTTTCCCATGGTTTCGGTGTTCGGGCGGCAGCCAGGCCAGCTCGTCGGGATCACGTCTGTCTACGATGCTGCGAAGTTCATCCTGGAGCAGTGGCCGCCTGAAGCGGGTGGCCCGAAGCACCGGCTGGCGCAGGAGATTCTGCTGAAGTGTCTTGAGGGTGGCTGCTCGGCACGGGTCGCACGGGTGGCGTTTGTCGAGGCTGCGCGCGAGGCCAACATTTTCATGGAGACGCCAACCCGGCCGCCTGGCACAGGGAGGGTCGAACGCTGGGGTAAGCGCAAGCCCGTTCGCCGATCCTGACCTACCGCTTTGAACTCGCCAGTACGCGGGCGCCTTGGCGCAGCGTGACTTCCTTGCCGGGCCGCTGTTTGCACGCTTCCTCGAATGCCGCTTCAGCCACGAAATAGTTGGAGCACTCGGCAAGGGTGTCCTCCACCTGCTCGCGCTCGTTCCAGACCTCGATCCTGTAGTCATGTGGAATCTTTCCGCCCATGCCGGACTCATATCAGCGGAACAGAACGGGAACAATAGGTCAGCGCAAAAAGAAACCCCGCACTCGGCGGGGCTGGGGTCAGGAATGGTTGGTGGGCCCGGACCATCTGCCGCGGGTGCCGGCCTTTCGCTCCCACGGCCAGCGGAACGGGTACTGGCGCTGAAGCTTCAGCAGGACCGGCAGCAGCGCCGACTGGATTTCACGGGGCTTCGTCAGGGCCTGCACCCCGAGCAGCACGCAGACGATGAACATGCCGACCCGGATGGTCACGGCCTCGATCGCGGCGCGTGCGCGGGACCGGCGCATCAGCGGCGCTTCCGGTTGCGGGCCTTGATGGCTGCGCGCTTGGCCTGGGCGACGGTGTTACGACTGCGCTTGTTGCCGCCACCTGCCGCGCCGCTGTAGAGCATGGGGCGTCCGCGCTCGTCGACGCGCTGCGCGATCATGGTGTCGATTTGGCGAGAGGACTTGGTGATGGCCTCGGCCAGGCGGGATGCTGCTGCGCTGGTGGCACCGAACATTCCCATGGTTGCCAGCACCAGGGTGCGGCCGATAGATGAACTTCGCATATGTTGTCCTTGTGATTCAACAAGAGGTGGAAACCGTGCCGCGCGCGAGGTAAGCTCGGCCGGCAGGTGCATTCTCCCCGCGTCTGCTCCGACAGTCAACCGTCTGTTGGAACTTCACCACGAGGTTGAAAATGAACAAGATCGTCCTCGGGGCCGGCGCGGTGCTGATTGCGCTGCTGGGCCTCACCACCTGGCGCTGGTCCGCCGCTGTCGAGCGCGAGGGCAAGTTGTCGGCCACCGTCGCGCAGCGCGACCAGACCATCCGCGACCAGGGCAAGGACCTGGCGCTGGCGAACACGCGGGCCGGCATCCTCGACCAGTCGCTGACTATCCTGGCCGGCGACCGCCAGGCCGTGCGCGATGGCCTCGCTCAAATCCAATCCCTGATCCAAAACCTGCCCCGCTCCGAAGGAGATAGCGATGCGTCGTTCGAATGCCTTGATGTTCCTCTGCCTGCTGCCGCTGCTGGCCTCCTGCGCCAGCCCTGATCCGGTGATGCGGACGCGCACGGTGTACCAGCACCTGCCGGACGTTTACCTGCTGCCGTGCCCAGTGCCCTACGGCGCGGCCACCTACCGGGGCGCCATCGACCTGGCCGAGCGCCGCAAGGCCGCACTGGAAGAATGCAATAAGCAGATCGCCGCGGGGCGGCAATATCAGGCGGATGTGAAGGCCAAAGAGGGCACCACGCCGAGCCAGTGACGGCGCAACCGCCAACCCGGCCTGAATTCGGTTTTTTCGGAATTCAGGCCCTTTTTTCGCCCTAAAACAGGGTGGGTTGGATTGTTGGGTTTTCCTACCATACCCTTTTACATATAGGAGGCATTATCGAGGTCTTCACTTTTTCTTCGCATACGTAAAGGGTTAGGGGGGTAAATCCAACAATCCAACCCAATGGGACAAAAAAGTGCCCGGACTGGCCGGGCTGAACTAGGGAAAAAGCTGAATTCGGTTTTTTCGGATTTCAGAATAAGGCTTCGATGTCCTCCGGGAAGGTTTCTGAAGGGTGGGTTGGTTTCGTGCCTGACGCGCTTCCCAACCCATCTTCGTCCGAATTGTCGTCGAACGGGTCGAACTCCGGCTTCTTGAGCACCAGGCCACGGAACGTCAGGACACCCTTCGGCGTGTATTTCGTGATGCCGGGCACCGAGCAAAGCTCGTCGTAAAAGTTGTTGCGCCCCCACTTGTTGCCGGCGTTCTCGTTCTGGACGTAAGCCTGGAACGTGTCCCAAACGTCCGCCGCGCGCTCGCGGTCCTGGTCATTGCCGGTGGCCTCAATGTGCTCGCTGATGAACGCGGCCACGACGTTGCGCCGGCCCAGCCAGACGGACTTGGCGCGCTCGCAGGCGACCGGAACGTCGAAGCGCCCCCGAGCCTTCAAGCGCTCCCAACCCTCGATCAGGTGGTTCAGGATGCCGGGCAGCTCATTCTTGCGGATGCGCGTCAGCAGGCCACGGTCGACTTCGGCCTCAACCAGGGTCGTATTGAAGTGGAACACCAGCGCGCGCCTGGTCAGGCCGTAGGAGAGGTCGGCGGTCTTCGGCCAGTGGTTGGTCAGGATCAGCGGCGTGGCGCGGCACACGAAGTTGAACGGCGAGCCGTACTTCGGGTTGGCGGTCATGCGCTTCGATTCCGAGAACTTCTTCAGCGTGCCGTCCGGCAGCATCAGACCCTTCTCGAAGTCGTCGTCGACCATTAGCAGCTTGCCCACCAGCGACGATTCCGCGTGGTTGGACTTGCCCGAGCCGAAATCCCGCAGGCTCTGGCTCACCGAGCTGTTGGCTCCCAGCAGTTCCTGGAGCACGCTGGTCACGAAGCTTTTACCGTTCGAGCCCGTGCCATAGAACATCACCCAGCAGGCCATGTCGCGCGTGGTCTGGACCAGGTAGCCCATGACCTCATAGAGGTGGCGGATCACCAGATCGGGCTCGTGTTGGTCCCGCATGATGCGCGCAATCGCCGCATCCCACTCGGGGCATTCGGCCATGGGGTCGTAGTCCGTCGCGAGCTGGCCGGTGAGGCGGTTCGACGGGTCGTGCTTGCGGAAGTCGTAGTCGTCGTCCTCGAACCAAAGCTCGCCGTTGCGGCAGTTCATGATCGAGTCGGACGGCATTTCGCGCACGCGCATCGGGTCTTCCGTACCGTCGCCGCCGCACTTTTTCTCGATGATGCCGCGCACCGAGTTCGACAGCGCGTTCAGCGTGTCGGCACGGCCGGAATCTTCCAGCACCGCCAGCAGCGCCTTGGAATTCTCGTCGCCGCCGCTCAGGACCTTGGTGATGAGCCGGTAGACGCGGTTGTCCACCACCGACCCCGGGTATGGCCGCCAGAGGCCTTTGTCATAGGCCCAAAACAGCTTGTCCAGGAACAGCAGGTGATCGCCCTCGTTGAAGAACAGGCGCAACGTCTCGTCGGCAAGCCAATCTTCCAGGCTCTTGCGGCGGCGCTGCTCGGACTCTTTGACGGCTTCCTTGCGCTGTTCCTTGATCGTGCGGCGCAGGTCCGCGTCGGAGGCCTTCAGCCCGTCCTCTTCCGCCAGCTTCTTCAGCCGCGGCAGGATGGTGGTCATCTCGATCGGCGACAGGTCATAGAGCGACACGTCGGCCAGGGCCTTCTTCAGCGTGGCCGCAATTTCGAGCTTCTGCTGGAGCTGGGCGAAGTCGCTACCTTCCTCGCGCACTTCCTTCAGCACCGTCGCCATGGTCACGGACGACGAGGTTTTCTGGCGGAACGAGCGCCACACCTGCTTGCTGTTGCGCAGGTCGAACTTCTCGCTGCGCTCGGAAAAGTCGCACCAGATTTTGAAGCCGAGGTCGCTACCGTTCGTCTCGTGATGCAGGGCCATGCCGACCTTAAGCCAGCCGTCGCGGTCCTCGCACCATTCGTCGATGTCCAGGGCGAACACCGCGTCACGCATTTCTTCTTCGGTGAGGCCCTGCGGCGGTTGCCGCGCGAGCGCCAGCAGCATGTCGGTGTCGTCGCCGCTGTCGGTCGATCCACTCGCCTCGACGGCGCCGGCCGCGATCAGCGCTTCCGCCGATACGATGGGGCCAAGGCCCAGGTCCAGGTCGTCGAAATCGAACTCGCGCAGCCAGCGATAGGGCTTACCGCTGTCGGGGTGGATCGACGGCGGCATGGCGACCTGCTTGCCCGTGCCGAACAGCTCGATCTCCCAGTCGCGCTTTTTGACCTCGCGCTGCTTCTTGTCGTCGAACACCATCTTCCAGCCCTTGCTGCGCGCGAGCTTGCGCGACGCAAAGGCAGTGTCCGACAGGATGTAGAAGTGCCGACTGGCGCCGCCCGAGCCCGACTGGACCACCGGGTAGTCGTCGATGTCCGGGAAAAGGTCGTGCAGCGCCTCCAGGGCGTCGTCCGCGTGCTCGTCGCCGCGAATGTCCACGTCGATGACGTGCAGGTACAGGTCGCCGATCAGCGAGTGCTCACCGAGCCGCACGCCGACGTTGAAATTGTCACGATGGGAGCGCTCAAGTTCGGCGACGGTCTGCACCGGAGCGGTGGACCACTCGTCTCGAACGGGCGCCTTTGATTTCGGCTTAAGCCAGTGAAGGGCAAAGCCCCTGCCGGCCAAGGCCTTGAGTTCTTCCAGCATATCGTTCCTTGGAGGAGTTCTGTTTCCCTACAAGGGCGCGATCAGGCCGCCTTGAAAACGTGGGGATAGAATTCTTCCAGGGTGACGCCGCCCTTGGACAGCTTGACGACTTCCTGCGCGCGCTCCGGCGAGATGTATTCGTTCTCGATCCAGCGATAGATCGCCCAGGGCGACAGCTTCATGGCGCGTGCCAGAACCGGAATCGACTTCACACCTTCAGCGTCTGGCGGGCAGGCCTTCAGCAGCAGGTCGTGCAGCGGGCCCTTATCGGACAGACGGCGGATGGTGGGGTCGGGTTTTTTGCGGGCCATTAGCTTCTCCAGTAATTCCACAAACGGTTGAATGGCCGTATTCTAAACGTGTGTGAACAGCGAGCACAAGCTGGTGAATCTGTAACTACCAACCACTGTTTGCAATTATGCAACACGAGGTTGACAGCCGAAAAGCCTTTATGTTCCAATGTGTTCTCGCTATAACGCGATTTCAGATTTTTCCCACGAATCACACTCGGAGCAACACGATGAGCATCGAACAAACCCTTCAACAATTGGTGGAAGCGCAGAAAGAGCACACCGCCGCCGTCAAAGAACAGACCGCCGCAATGAACCTGCTGGCGGGCTTGCTGAAGATGGCTGGCACCACCGTTGCCACGATCTCGGCTGCACCTGGCGAAACCGCCGAACAGGCCGGCGAGCGTGTCTCCAAGGAGCTGACCGACGCGGGAAACGCCGACCGTTCTGCGGAACAGCAGACCCAAACCTCTGCCGCGGCCTCGACCTCTTCCTCGCGCAAGTCGACGAAAACCAAAGACGCCGACAAGAAGTCGAACGCCGAAGCCGACTCGACCTCGAAGCCCTCGGCCTCTGACACTAAGACCGGCGAGCTGCCGGCGCCGACGCCCGAAGAAGTGGCCGGCAAGCTGCGCCCGTGGCTCAACGAGCACCCCGAAGGTTCGCCCGAGCGCGAGGCTCGCAAGAAGTGGCTGATGGCCGCGCTGGCGCGCCTGGGCGTCAAGAAGGTCACCGAAGCCGACGACGACGGCCGCAAGCAGCTCGTGCTGTGGATGGACCGCAAGGCCAAGGACCCGAGCTTCGACGTGGCTGCGAGCGTCGAGGACGAAGACGACGACATGCTGGCCTAAAGCTGAACGGCGATTGACGTGGGCCCGCTTCGGCGGGCTCGCCAACTGGAGCACCAATGTCTGAACACGCAACACTTAGGCCTTCGAGCGCGGTGCGCTGGCTCAAATGCCACGGGTCCGTGCAGGCCGAGGCCAACTATCCCGACATCACGACCGAGCCGGCAGCCGAAGGGTCAGCCAAGCACCTGGTGCGAGCCGAGTGCTTGGAAAAGGGCCTGGACGCCTACGACCTGATCGGCCGCGACTATTCGGTTGCCGGATTCGATTACACCGTCGACGACGAATGGGCCGACCGCATCCAGCCTGGCCTGGACGCCATTCGCGATTTCGGGGGCGAGTTGCACGTCGAGACGCGCGTGGACCTGGGCACCTGGATGCCGGACCAGTTCGGCACGCTGGACGCCGGAATTATCCTGCCCGACCTCATCGTGATCGACGACGCCAAATATGGCCGCGGCGTGCGCGTGGAGGCGGTGCGCAACCCGCAGCTCTCGCTGTATGCCCTGGGCTTTTGGGACAACATCGCGCGCCACAAGACGAAGACGCGCAACGTGCTGATCCGCATCGACCAGCCCTACCTGGGCGGCATGAAGGAATGGCGCACCACCATCGACGAGCTGATCCTGTTCGGCGAGATCGTCGTTGCTGCCGCGCAGCAGGCAATGCGCCCTGACGCCCCGCGCGTACCCTTCCTGGAGGGCTGCTTCTACTGCCGCGCACTGGGTCACTGCCCCGAGGCCAACGAATTCATCCTCAACCTGCTGGACAAGGACGCCAGCGAAATCCTGACGGGAGAGCAGATCATGCCTGATCTCGACAGCATGCCGGCCGTCCAAAAGGCCAGCATCCTCAAGCACGCGCCGCTGATCGAAAAGTGGTTGGACAACCTGAAAGAGCAGGCCATCGCCGACGCCCAAGCGGGCCAGGGGCTGCCCGGCATGAAGCTGGTCAGCGGTCGCCCTGGGCCGCGCAAGTGGAGCGATCCCGAAGCGGTCGAAAAGTTCATGGCGAAGCGCTACACGCGCGACACCACTTTCAACCATAAGTTGAAAAGCCCCACTCAACTTGAAAAGGCGCTGGGTCCGCGCAACTGGCCGAAGCTCGTCGGATACATCACGCGCGCGGAAGGCAAGGTCCACATCGTCGACGAGAGCGATCCGCGCCCGGAACTCGTCACCGCAACCTCGGCCTTCGACGCTCTCGGCGATGAAGACCTCCTGGGCGACATCGCCCCCACCGCATCCGCAACACCCCCCACGTCGGACATCGACGACCTTTTGTAAGGAGCAATACCATGGCTAAAAAAGAAGCTAGTCCCTACCAGATCACCCTGAAGAACGTTCGCCTGCTCTTCCCCAAAATCTGGACGCCCGAAGCTCTGGAAGAAGGGCAAAAGAAGAAGTACGGCGCGATGTTTGGCCTGGACCCGGACACGCCCCACGGCAAGGCCAACCTCAAGCTCGTCAAGTCCAAGATCGAAGAGCTGAAGCTGGAAACCTGGAAGGACAAGGCCGACAAGATCAAGATCAAGGACGACCGTCTGTGCCTGGTCGATGGCAACGACATGACCAACCAGGAAAGCGGTGAGGTCTACGATGGTTGCGCCGACATGATGATCGTTAGCGCCAAGAACGAAAAGCAGTTCCCGCGCGTCGACCGCAACCGCAACCCGGTGACTGAAGCAGACGACGTGCTGTATCCGGGCTGCTACGTGAATGCTGTCGTTCGCCTCTACGTCGTGACCGATCAGAAAAAGGGCGGCAACGGTATCTTCGCCTCGCTGGAAGCCATCCAATATTTCGCGAAGGGTGATCGCTTCGGTGGCAAGCCGGTCGACGCGGACGACGTGTTCGACGAGCTGGGCGACGAAGACGACGAAGACGATCCGCTGGCATAACAGCAGCATTGCGTTTCCGGGGACTGCCGAAGGGTGGTCCCCTTTTTCCTTGTGGGGGCTGTGTTCCCCCGTTTCTCTTCCCGGAGAACTTATGACTACCCGCCAGAAACCGCAGGCCCTTTGGGACTTGGAGTGCTACCGCGACTACTTCCTCATGGGCTGCAAGCGCGTCGACACCGGCAAGTCGGTAATGATCGAGATGTACGACGGCTTGCCCTTCGACAGGGACCGCGCGCGCGCCATCATGGAGAACTACGAGACGGTCGGCTTCAACACGCGCAACTACGACGCGCCGATGATCGCCCTGGCCCTGCGTGGCTTCTCGTGCGCCCAGCTCAAGGAAGTCAGCGACTGGATCATCACGGGCGTGAACGACGAAGGGGGCGGCGTCAAACCCTGGGACGTGGAGCGCCGTTTCGATTTCCGCATCCCCCGCGCCTGGCAGCAGATCGACCTGATCGACGTGGCGCCCGGCCAGGCCTCGCTGAAAATTTACGGCGGACGGCTGTTCAGCCACAAGATGCAGGACCTGCCGATCGAGCCCGACGCCAGCATCTCGCCGGCAGACCGCGAGCGCCTGAAGCTGTATTGCGGCAACGACCTGGGCACGACCGAAGACCTCTTGAACAAGCTCAAGCCGCAGCTCGATTTGCGCCGCATGTTGAGCGAGCGCTACGGCGTCGACCTGATGAGCAAGTCCGACGCGCAGATCGCCGAGGCGGTCATCAAGCGCCAGATCGAAGACATCACGGGCGAGCGCCCGGCCAAGGGCACGCTGAAGGTCGGCCGCAAGTTCCATTACGTGCCGCCCAGCTATATGCGATTCGAGACGCCTGAGATGCAGGCCGTGCTCGACATGGTGGCCGAGACAGAATTCGTGGTGAAGCGCGACGGCAAGGTGGACATGCCCGAGTCGTTGGAAACCGCTGAGATCGCCATCGGCAAGGGTGTCTATCGCATGGGCATCGGCGGCCTGCATAGCAGCGAGAGCAGCATCGCACACTTCAGCGACGAGAACGACACGCTGATCGACCGCGACGTGCGCAGCTATTACCCGTCTATCATCCTGAACGAGGAGCTGTACCCCACGCACCTGGGTCGCGTTTTCTTGCAGGTCTACCGCGCGATCTTCGAGGAGCGCTTGGCCGCCAAGGACGCCGGCAACGACACCGTGGCCGACGCACTGAAAATTACGATCAACGGGACCTTCGGCAAGCTCGGCAGCCGCTGGTCCATCTTCTATTCGCCCGACCTGCTGATCCAGGTGACACTGACCGGCCAGCTCTGCCTGCTGATGCTGATCGAGGCCCTGGAGGAAGACGGCATCCCCGTCGTCAGCGCCAATACGGACGGCATCGTCATCAAATGCCCCGCCGACCGCGAGGACGACCTTCTGGCCGTCGTTCGGTGGTGGGAGGAGACGACCGGGTTCGAGACGGAAGAAACGCGCTACAAGGCCGTATACAGCCGCGACGTGAACAACTACCTGGCCGTCTACGACGCGCCGAAGAAGGGCAAGCACTACAAGGCCAAGGGCGCCTATGCACCGGCCGGCTTGCAGAAGAACCCGACGACCGAGATTTGTGTCGATGCGGTGGCCGACTATCTGATCCATGGCACCCCGGTCGAATGCACGATCCGGTCCTGCACCGACATCCGCAAGTTCATCGCCATCAAAAAGGTCGACGGGGGCGCGGTCCAGGGCGCCACGTTCCGCGAGGAGGTGGTCGGGACCAAGATGCGAAAGGTTAAAGGCGAGTACCAGGAAGTCGATGCAACCGAGCGCGTCTGGAACGGCGACGGCAACTACCTGGGCAAGGCAGTGCGCTTCTACTACTCGACGCAATCGCCGGGCCCGATCCAGTACACCCGCAACGGCAATATGGTCGGTCGCAGCGAGGGGTCGCGCGCGCTGATGGAGCTGGTCGACGAGCTGCCGGACGACCTCGATTATGATTGGTACATCCGTGAAGCGAAGGACCTCATCGGCCAGGTTGGTGCCGGCGATATCGTTCTGCGTCACGACCCAGACACCGAGTATCTGCTGACCTGAGTTTCAACCAAATGTCGAATTCTCACCGTGTGCTTGAAGCTTCCATCGAAGCCATCGTCATCAAATTCGCTGAAGACCGCGGATGGTTCTACCGCAAGGTGGCCTGGCTAGGACGCCGCGCCGCGCCAGACCGCATCTTCGCCAAGGGTGGGCGAGTGGTCTTCGTGGAATTCAAGCGCCCCGGTGAGGAGCCACGCGCTCTCCAGCGCCGTGAGATCGCCAGGATGCGCGCTGCGGGCATCGAAGTGCATGTGATCGACGATGTGGAAGCCGGCATGAGGCTGTTCGCATGAAGCTGCGCGAGAAGAAGGACCTGCGCCACTACCAGGGCTACATGGTCGACCGCATCGTAAACGACCGCTACGTGATGCTGTGGGCCGACATGGGGCTCGGCAAGACCGTGGCAACGCTCACCGGCATTCAGCAACTTCTCGACATGCGGTTCATCACCAAGGTGCTCATCGTGGCGCCGCTGCTTGTCGCAACGACCACCTGGCCCGACGAGATCGAGGCCTGGGCGCATACCCGGCACCTGACCTACACGGTGATTCGCGTCGAGGACGACGACCCTCGCGTTCGCGCCGCCTATAACGAAACCTACAAGCGCAGGCGCGCCGAGGAGCTGATGCTGGGCGCCGAGCCCGACGACGCCACGCGCATCGCCCGGGCGGCCGCCCAGCGCGCAGAGACGGAGAAGAAGGAAGAGCTGAAGCAAGCGCTCGTGATGGAGGACACGCAGGTCCACATCATCAACCGAGAACAGCTCATTTGGCTCGTCGAATTCCTCGGCAAGCGCCGCCCCTACGACGCCCTGGTCTACGACGAGGCGAGCCGTCTGAAGGCCGGCAAGAAGCGCGTCAAACCCAGCAAAAAGCTCGGCCCGGACGGCAAGCCGATCCCGCCCGGCCTGTCCGAGTTCGGTGCCGTTGCGCGTATGCGGGCCGGCATGGACTGCGTGATCGAACTGACCGGCACGCCGTCGCCCAACGGCCTGGAAGACCTTTGGGGTCAGGCCTATATCGCAGACCTTGGCAAACGCCTGGGCACTTCCAAGTCAGCGTTTCTTCAGCGCTGGTTCGACTGCAACAAGTACGATCACTCGATCAAGCCGAAGCACTTCGCCGAGGAGGCGATCATGCGCGAGCTTAGTGACATTGCGGTCACGCTGCGAAGCGAAGATTACATTGCGCTCCCTGGTCGCGTTGACAATTTTGTGTATGTCGACTTGCCTGAGCAAGCCTTAGAGAAGTACCGCCGCTTCCAGCGCGAGTTCGTCCTAGAAGAACACGACATCGAAGCGGTCAACCAAGGCGTGCTGACCAACAAACTTCTGCAACTTAGTAATGGAAGCGTTTATGACGGCGACAAGAAAGCTATTGGGATACATGACGAGAAGCTTGGGGCTCTTGAGCGGATCATCGAAGAGGCGAACGGAAAACCCGTACTAATCGCCTATAGCTTCCAATTTGACTTGGACAAGATCAGGAAAAAGTTCAAGCACGCGGTCCTGCTGCGTGATGAGCGAGATGTTGTCCGCAAGTGGAACGCCGGAAAGATACCGCTCCTTATCACGCACCCCGCGTCAGCAGCACATGGCCTCAACCTCCAATACGGAGGGAACATTGCCGTGTGGTACGGGCTGACCTGGAGCCTGGAGCTTTACCAGCAATTCAACAAACGGTTGGATCGGTCAGGCCAGCTTTTTTCAGTAATTCTTCACCATATTCTTACACGCGGAACCTACGACGAAATCCAGCTTAAAGCATTGAATTTTAAGGATGCAACGCAGAATTCCGTGACGCAAGCGGTGCGATTGGTGTTGCCTGCGACCTCTTGACTCATGTGGGGGCCATCCGTATCTGTCAACATTGTGTTGAATGAAAAACACGGAAAGGAAAAGCCCGAAAATGAGAGATAAAGCGTTTGCACAGCGCCTCAATCAAGCATGTGACGGACATCCGCACATCCCACCCTACGGACAAGGAAGACAGACGTGGATAAAAGACAATGCCGGCGTAAGTCACGAAGCGGTCCGCAAGTGGTTTGCAGGAGAGGCCCGCCCCCGCCCGAACAAAATGCGCGAGGTATCGAAGATATTGGAAGTGGACGAAGCTTGGCTGTCGCTCGGCATCGCTCCTGACCTGGAACCGAAGGAACGGCGGGCGCGCAACGCAATCGCCGATGGCGCGGTCAATGTGATCGCCGGCTTGATCCAAATGAACGGCGGGAACTGCGCGTTCCCTGACGACAAGGACCCTCGTGCGGCCTTCGTCGATCTGTACGCCATAATCCGCGGCGCGCAGTTCTCAATCCACGTCGCGCTCGCCCAGCAGGTCAGCGAGGGCGTCTTCAAGTTCAATGTGCCCAAAGAGTTCGAGGACTGTACTGTGCTCGGCGCCGTTCATCCGTACCCGATGAGAGTGCATGTGTTGAACCTGACGCAGAACCTGATCCTGAAGCACAAAGCCAGGAAGGGCGGATACTTCGAGATCACCGTCCACAAGGATGGGCCGGAGTACAAGGCAGGCACTGACGTGTGGCCGCGTGTCCATAGCTTCGCGGATCGTCTGTGATGGCCGCCGCGTTCGAATGCCCGTGGGTCGCGTTGCGCGAAGTAGTCCATCTATTTGGCGTCACGTATGAGACTGCGAAGAACCGCATTTATGCTCAAACTTTTCCCGTGCCGGTGCGCCGGGAAGGTAAGCTGCTCGTCATCGACAAGGCGGTAATGGCCGCCTACTTTGAAGCGAGACGGCAACAGGACCTGGCAAAGCTAAAGCTGCCGCACGTCTCACCAAACGGTTGAAAGAGCAACTAACAGTGGAGTAAGCTGGACTGGTCCAACAACGAAGGATCAGACCATGACTGCAAAACTAACCGACAATGACTTCCGCGCGGCCGCGCTGGTTCTCGGAGTGCCCGAGGCCTCCGTGCGTGCCGTCTCGGAAGTCGAGTCCAACGGTGGCGGCTTCCTGCCGGATGGCCGCCCGAAAATCCTCTTCGAACGACACATCTTCCGCCGCGAGCTGATAAAGCGTGGCGTCGACACGCGCGCCCTGGAGCAAAACCGACCCGACCTGGTGAACGTGAAGACTGGCGGATACAAGGGTGGTGACGCCGAATGGGACCGCCTGGCCGAGGCCATCAAGATCAACCGCGCCGCCGCGCTTTGCGCCGCATCCTGGGGCCGCTTCCAGCTCATGGGATTCAACTGGGAAACGGCCGGGTTTACTAGCGTCCAGGACCTCGTGAATGCTATGTATCGAGGCGAGGGTGAGCACCTGATGGCGTTCGTTCGGTTCATCAAGGCCGATGCCGCAATGCACCGCGCCCTCGTGGCTCGCAACTGGACGGACTTCGCGCGCCGGTACAACGGTCCCAACCAGAAGGGCTACGACACGAAGATGGCCGCCGCCTATAAGCGCTTCTCCCGAGTGGCGGCGTAACTGTGGGCAAAGCGCCGCAGTGCGTCGTCCAGGCACGGCCACATCCAGCGCGCGCTTTTGTTGGCCTCAATGTTGGCCTTTGGCCTGTTGGCCTCCCCCTAAGATGTTGGAAATACTAAGCTATCTCGGATAATGTGGTTGCCTCCGGGCCCACCAAAACTTCTTCCAAGGTAGTCCACGGACATCCAATAAGGACCGGAAACCCCAGCAATACCAAGGGTTTCCGGTCCATCGTTGTCCACAAGGGGCCTTGCGCAGCGCGAAAAAATGTTGGCTTTATTGTTGGCCTCAAGACGAAGCCAACACAGAAAGGCCAACAACATGCCCCTTACCGATACCGCGCTCCGCAACGCCAAGGCCCGCGAGAAGCCCTACAAGCTCTCGGATGGTGGTGGCCTATACCTACTGGTGGCTACCAGCGGAACGCGCCTCTGGAACCTCGCATACCGCTTCAACGGCAAGCAGAAGAAGCTCTCCTTCGGTGCTTACCCGACCGTGGCGCTGTCCGATGCCCGCGCGCGCCGCGATGAGGCGAAGAAGCTGCTCGCGGCCGGCACTGACCCCAGCGCAGAGAAGAAGGCCGAGAAGCGCCGCGCTGTCCTGGCCGAAGCCTGCACGTTCGAGAGCGTGGCGACCGAGTGGTTCGAGCACAGCAAGGCGCGTTGGGTGGAAAGCTATTCGACGCGCATCTGGAGCCGAATCGAAGACGACGTGCTGCCGGTCATCGGCAAGATGCCCATCACTGCCGTCGAGGCGCCTGAGCTGCTGGATATGGTCCGCGCAGTTGAGGACCGTGGTGCGATCGAGATGGCGAAGCGCGAGCTGCAATATTGCAGTCAGATTTTCCGATACGCCGTTGCCACCGGCCGCGCGCGACGTGACCCCTGCGGCGATTTGCGCGGCGCGCTGAAGCCGGCCGGCAGGAAGAAAAGTCGTGCCGCGCTCAAGGCGGTTGACTTACCTGATTTTCTGCGCGCCCTGGCCGACTATGACGGCGAGCCGCAAACGCGCATCGCGCTGCAACTGGTCGCCATGACCTTCGTGCGAACCCAGGAGCTGCGCTTTGCCCAATGGACCGAGTTCGAGGGCCTGGACGGCGACGAGCCGATGTGGCGCATCCCCGCAGAGCGCATGAAGATGCGGGTCGAGCACCTGGTGCCGCTGGCGCCGCAGGTCGTGGCGCTGCTGCGCGAACTTCGCCCACTCGCGGGCCAGAGCAAGCTGCTTTTCCCGTCGCCGGGCAAGAAGGGCGTCATGTCGGAAAACACCATGATCTATGCGATGTATCGCCTGGGCTACAAAAGCCGCGCCACCGTTCACGGCCTGCGGGGCACCGCCTCGACCATCCTGAACGAGAGCGGCTGGAACGCGGACTGGATTGAGCGCCAGCTTGCGCACGCCGAAGAGGATGAGGTGCGCGGCGCCTATAACTCGGCCGAATGGCTGCCCGGCCGAACAAAGATGATGAAGTGGTGGGCCGACTACCTCGACGCGCGCGCGGCCGGCAAAAACGTCCGGCGCCTTCGAGCGGCCTGATGCACCATTATTTGCCACGACAAACTGTTGGCATTTCCACCGTTTGTTGAATACATCTAGGCCTTCCACACGAAGCAAAGGAAGGCCAACGATGTCCGATGTTAAATTCCTCCGTCTCCCCGAAGTCCGTGATCGCGTGGGCATGTCCCGCAGCCAGATTTACAAGCTGATCCAGCAGGGCGACTTCCCCGCGCCGGTCAAGCTGGGCGCCCGCGTGTCGATCTGGCCCGATCCCGAGGTCCGCGCCTGGCAGGAAGCCAAACTGGCCGCCGCTGGACGATCCGCAGCCTAAGCCGTTAGAATGCAACGGTTATTTGACTTTCGGGGACA